TCTATTGCAGATACCGAAGTAAAGAAACGTGGTTTAATCAAGGCATTTAATGAGTCATTAAACAACTCTGAAAACATATTAAGATACAGGGAAATTATAAGAACTCTAGCAGAATCAGAGAATACAATAGAGTCACCAGTAAAAATAAGAGGACTAAGGAGAATCATATCTAACACTATAAGTGTGGCATCATCTCATATTAAACTACGAGGTATAGTTAGAACTATATCAGATACAATATCAATAGGATTGGCAGCCTTCCAAGGAGATGTATTCCAGTCAAATGTATTTGGTAGTGCATCATCAGAAGTAACCAAGGTATTAGGAAGAGTGAAGAATATTAACGAGTCTATATCTCTATCAGAAGCAAAGAATAGGGCTATGGGATTCGGAAAGACTATCAATGATACTGTAAGCATTTCAACTTCTGTTACACCACTTAGAGCATTAACAAGATTGGTATCAGAATCAATATCAATTCAAACATTTAGGCAAAGACTTAGAGCAATAGCAAAGAGTGTTACAGATTCAGTGTCAATATCAACTACATCCAATACAATAAGAGGTAGGGTAAAGCGTGTAAATGAATCTGTTGAGGTAACAACAAAGAGAATATTCCAGTCTATATTCCAGTCAAACGTGTTCCAACAAGGTGCAGAGTATGTGAAATTAATGGGAAGAATAAGACTGGTAAACGAAACACAAAACGTGGTAGAAGGAAGAATAACTTTGATGAGTTTAAGAAGAGTATTTTCAGAGACAGTTCAGGCATCAGAAACTATAGTTAAACTAAGATCTATATTAAGATTGATAACAGAGACAGAGAGAACACAAGAATCTCTTGTGAAGTTAATGTCAATGTTAAAGGTTGAAAATGAGTCAGTTTCTATCCAAACATTCAGGGAAAAACTTAGAGTAATTAGAAGGGTTATTAATGAAACAGTACAGTATGCAGAACAGATTAACAAAGTACGAGGATTAAACAGAATAATAAATAACACCATACAGTTATCTGTCTCATCATACACTGCAAGTGGTTTCATTAGATTACATACTGAAGCAGTTAATATTGCAGAAAACATAACAAGATTAAGAGGATTGTTTAGAGTCGTCAACAATACAGTACAATCTTCAGAGACATTAAGGAGGGCAGTAAGCAGAATATTCAGTGAATCTATAAGCATATCAGAGAATAAGGTATTCTTAAGATCATTAATAAAACATGTAGTAGAGTCAATTTCAATACAAACATTCAGAGAGAAGTTACGTGCAGTTAGAAGGGTAATAAATGAGAGTGTCAACTATGCAGAGACAGTTCCAAGACTTAGAGGATTGGGCAGAACCATTGATGAGACATTGAATATATCATTCTCATTCTCATGGACAAGAGAGTTACTTAGAAGTGTAGGCGAATCAGTTTCTATCCAAACATTCAGAGTACCTCCAAGAGTATTATTAAGAATAATAAATGAGACAATGAATATTGCAAGAACAAGATTGGGTACATTCCAGTCGAATGTATTCCAACAGAATGTATTCCAACAGGGATATGAAATTGCAATGGTAAGAGGATTGGGCAAGATTTACAATGAGAGCGTAAGTATATCAGAAGGATTTAGAAAAGCATTTAGTAAGGCATTTACAGAAACAGTCCGTATAAACGAAGCAACAAACTTTGCTAGAGAATTAATTAGACACTTGAATGAATCGGTATCAGTTCAAACATTCAGATTAAGAACAAGAGATCTAATCAAGTTGGTTGCAGAATCACTAGAAATTTCACATTCATTCATAAGACTACAGGCAATAAGAAAGTTAGTAGCAGAGTCAATATCAGTACAAACATTCAGAGACAGATTAAGAGACATGTTACGAGTTGTATCAGAGTCTATAAGTATATCTGATACAAGAGTTCCTAGAAGAGAATTAAGGAGACTAATTGCAGAGTCAATATCTGTTCAAACATTTAGAACAAGAGGAAGGATTTTAATAAGAATGATAGATGAGACTGTCGGAATTTCAACAACAGTTAATACCATACGTGGTAGAATAAAACGTGTTGCAGAACAAATAAACGTAGGAGCACCAGTAATATTCCAGTCAATATACCAATCTAATGTATTCCAACAGGGTACTGAGTTTGTCAAATTAATGACAATGATAAGATTTAGAGATGAAACTCAAAGAGTGAACGAGTCGGTATTATCATACAAAGATATGTTGAGATATGTATCTGAAACAATACAGGCAAGTGAAGCGATAGTAAAACTAAGAGATATATTCAGAATAATAAACAATACAGTACAAACAACCGAATCAATAATACGACTCAAGGTTATAATTAAATTAATTAATAATAGTGTAAGTGTAGCCGAGGGAATTGTGAGATGGAGAACATTAAGAAGAGTAATCAATAACACAGTAGAGGCTGCAGAATCCATCATAAGATTAAGAGTATTAACCAGATTGATTAACGAGTCGGTATCTATCCAAACATTCAGAGATAGACTTAGAGCAATAAGAAGAGTAATAGATGAGACAGTACAATATAGCGAATCATTGAGAATGAGTTGGACAAGATCATTTACAGATACAGTATCAGTGTCAGAAACACAAATACACCTAAGTACAATGTTGAGAAATATAGCAGAGACATTAAGTGTAGGAGAAACAAGAGTTAGAGTTAGAGGAATGTTGAGAGTTATCAACAACTCATTGAATATAAGTGAGTCTATCATAAGACTCAGAGGAATATTTAGAATAATAAACAACTCATTATCATTATCTGAGTCTATCATAAGATGGAGAGTATTAGGAAGAGTTATTGATGAGTCGGTATCAGTTCAAACATTCAGAGAAAAACTTAGAGTTATTAAGAGAATACTTAATGAGAGTGTAAGCATACCAGAGACAAGAATACGAATAAGAAACATATTGAGAAGAGTATCAGAGTCAGTCAATTATGCTGAAGTTATATTACCAGTTAGAGGATTATTCAGAGTTATCAATGACACCGTAAGAGTATCAGAATCAATAGGAAGATTGAGAGAGATATTCAGAGTTATCAATGAGTCATTATCAATACCTGAATTAATAAAGAACTTCAAACATATCATACCAAAGGTTAATGAGTCAATCAGTGTGGCAACAACATTCGACACTGCTATGGGTAAGGTATATGTGATATTGGAAAACATATCTATCCAAACATTCAGAGAACCAATAAGAACATTATTGAGAGTTGTTACTGAATCAGTGAGTGTAGTAGAATCACTAGCAAAGAACCTACAGGATGGTGCTGTGAGAATCACAAGAAATATAAGAGTTAACTTGAGAGGAAGAGACGGTAAAGTGAGTAACAGAGCAAATAATGCAAGAACAAATATGAGAGACAAAGACGTAAACATTCATGACAGAAACAATAATAGTAAAAGTTATAAGCGTGGAGGCTCAGTAAAAGGTGAAGACAGATGAGCATGAATATGGTAGGAAGATCAACATCATTTACAGTAAAGGCAGGAAGCACTGCTACATTACAAATAACAGTAAAAGATGCTAGTGGAACTGCAAAAAACCTATCTAATACAGTAACTTATAACAGTGGAAAATGGAAGGTTTGGAAACCAGATGGAACTTTACTTTTGGATGGAGCTATAACATTTACAGATAGAGCAAACGGTGTGGTATCATACACTCTAGGTGCTAGTGATGTAACTAATGCAAAGGCAGGAATATGGGAAGGAGAGATAGAACTTAGAGATTCTAGTAATGGAATATCAGAACAAACACAATCTTTTAATTTCATTATTGAGGAGAGTTATTAGAATGACAGATATAAAAATAGTAGCAAGTGGAACATGCTCAGAATGTGAACACCCACAAAAAGATCATGAGGGAAACACAGTTTGTGATGTAGAAGGTTGCGAATGTACAAACATAGGAAGTTATTAGAAAGATATATATAGCGTATGATATAACATATATCATGCTAAAATTAGACGACATCAAATCTAAAGTGTACTTTGAGTTTAGAAGGGCTCAACAGGAAGCACTAAAGACAGAACGACTAGGTGTTATACACGTTTCTGACGTAATAAAACCATGTATGAGAAATGTCATCTACAAGAAAATTTTACCAGATACAGGTGTTTCTACAGAAGATGTAAAATCACTTTACTTTGGTCAATTAGTTCACGGTGATGGTAACTCTGACATAGCAAAAAACCCAGAACATCATGAGATGTTTTTGGCATATAACTATGTGAAAGATGAGCCACTCACAAGGGAAGAAGCATTGAAAATAGACCCTGAAGACCCAGAACAATTAGATATTATCTATGGAAGTATAGATGATTTAATTCAGATTGGGGATAAATGGATTATCTGTGATAAGAAAACTACAGGTTCTATAGACTATTTCAGTCGTGCTACTTCAAAACCAAGTGAAAGTCATGTAGATCAAATCAATAGATACAGGGTATTATTGAAGAAATGCTATGACATCGATGCAGATTTTGGTTGTGTCCTTTATATATCCAACAGGGTTGAGAAGGAGACAAGAGACAAACCTATTCCTATAGCTTTCAAGTTAAAGCCTATAGAAGAAACACTAAAGGATATGGTAGAGAAGGCAAGAATTATCAAAGATTCTATGTCAAACGGTAATCTACCAGAGAGAACTAAATGCTTTTTGTGTGACGGAATGTGTCCATTCGCTTCTCTCTGTTTCCAAGACGAGAGGAAGAAATGGCAGGAATAAAATTTGTTTCACCAGAATGTGTGAGTCACAATCATGTGGATTGCCCAGTAGTAAGACTGAGTTTGAGATGTGAATGTCTCTGTCATAAAATAAGAGGAGAGTAAATGATAATATACTTCAACGGAAATAACAAAGCCCATATGGAGGCTCTGCAAGACTGCAAAGTCAAGAATGTTGTATTATCATTTAAATACTCTTATGCAAATATTACAAAATTTAGAGATAAATTTGATAAGATTTTTGTTGTTGCAGGAACTAAAACAGAGCCAGAAAGATACTATGAATTATTGAAAAAACATAGAGAATTGTATGACTATGCTACACAGTTTGATGTCTTTTACAAGATGGATGAAACTCTAAAACACTTAGAGAATGAAAGAAAGATGGGCATAGATTGGACACTGCCTGTTTTACAAGAGAATTATCTACACCATTTATCTAGACTTAAATTAGAACCTGACTCTTATGTTTGTTTAGGTGAGGTTAAAGGGAGACATGATACAGAAGACCAGATAAGAAAACTACCATCAAACATAAAGTTTCATGGGTTAGCAAAGGGAAGATACATGAATTACAATAGTCCTAACTTTTATTCTTTTGATACATCAGGTTGGATTTCTGCTGCAATGACAAAGAAATGTGAGGTATGGAATAACCGTTCTACTAACTTCATGTTCTTTGGTGAGAAAGGAAAGTCAATGATACCTATGTTAAACCACGCATGTGAAGTGCATAAAGAGTATTTAGATATAGTAGGACTTAAAAAGCAGGATGTTATAGACGGAGATTATAATGCTTTATTAAAAATACCATTCGCTTTATTGTATTTACCTATGTGTAAACAATTAGGAATACTAAAAGAAAACTTTAATCTTTAAATAGTATTGTTTCACATAATGTTATATATGGCTGACGAGGAAATATTCAAGATAAAGCCACTTGACAAAAATGCTACAAAAGTTGTCGTAAATGGACAAAAAACAGTTTCTCCATTTAATTCTGCAAAGCATTTAAAAACTGCAAACATCCCTGCATTATGTGACCAGTGTGTCTATAGGTCTATTGAAGACGGTGGCAATGGTAAATGTCCAAAGTATGAGAAGGGTGCTCTCTGTGCTATAAGAAAAGATTTTATTGAAATGATAAATCAGTTAGACACAAGAGATCCTGAAGCAGTAAAAACCATGTTGGATATGTTAGCAAAACTCAGTTTTGAGAATGTACTCATGGCTCTCACAGAATCAAAGTTTGATGGAAACATACCTGATAGAAATACAAAATCAGAGATTAACACATTACTTAAAATCATATCAACCATAGGTGAGATTTCAAATAAGATAGTGGTAAGTGAGGAAAAGAGATATGATAAGAAAGGAGATATTGAATCCATATTTAGACAGATTAAGGCACAGAAAACAGGTGATTAGATGGGTCAACCAGAGAAAGCCATAGTCAAAGAGAGACAGAATTTTATGCAGAGTATAGTAAACTGTGTAAAATCACCTAGTAAATTCAGTGAGATATTTCTGAACCACAAATTATTTGATTATAATCAAGAGTATGTTGATTGTATGGAGAGGTTTATAGTATATAGGTCAGGAAGACAGGTGGGTAAAACCATGTCAACTGCAGTTAAAACAGTACACTTTGCGTTCTTTGCACCATTGTTATCCGATACTGTCAAGAATGAATGTGTGATAGTTATCGCTGCACCTACACAAAATCAGGCTAGTATCATGTTTGATAGAATTAGAAGTTTGGTAATTAAGAATGAGTTTCTACAAGGATATGTTGTAAGAAATACACAAACAGAATTGTGGTTAAACTTCTTAGATAATTCTGGTATGAGTAAAATAATTACAAGGGCTACTGGAGAAACAGGTACAGGATTAAGAGGTTATTCGCCACATGTAATTATAGCTGACGAATGTTCTTTCATTAAGACAGATATACTTAGGGCTTTCTTACCTTCTGGTATGGCAACACAAGCAAAAGTTTGGCTTACATCTACTCCTTTCAGTAAGGCAGGATATTTCTATGAGGCATGTCAAAATGCACGACCTAAAAACCCAGAGGGAATGTGGAGAGAGTTTCATGTTAAATCAATACAGAACCCACTAATTAAACAAGACCCTACATTTATTGAAGAGATTAAAAGATTAACAAGAGAAGAATATACACAAGAGGTAGAAGGAGAGTTCCTAGATATTGGTGATGCTCTCATACCAAACAGCTTGATAACAGAAGCCATATCCGATGGAAGACCTAGAGGAAATGTAAGATATTATATGGGAGTTGACGTTGCAAGAACTGGTAGAGATGAGACAGTTTATACTGTGATAAAAGTAGATGATGATGACGTTGTATTTGTAGAAAGTGTTGAAGCAGAAAGTCAATCTAATGTCGTAGAGGTGGCAGGAAAGATACAGGATATGGTAAGAGATTATAGAATAGAAACAGTATTCATAGATGAGACTGGATTAGGTGGTGGTCTTGTTGACTTATGCAGAGAGAGGAGAGTTCCTACAAGGGGTGTCATTTTCTCATTACAAGAGAAGGCAGATATGTATAAGAGTTTGAGATTATTATTTGAGAATCATAAGATAAAACTGAAACAGGTAAACAAATTAGTCTATCAATTATCTTATCTAAGAAGAGAATATACTGAGACTGGACTCATGAAAATCAAATCAGATGAGCATGATGACTATCCTGATAGCCTTGTTTTAGCATGTAGAGCAGTATCAGCAGGAGAAGGATGGCATGTAGTTGATGTCGGAAAAGCTCTTGGTAAGGCTTTATTTGGTTAAATTTAAATATCATTATTTCATTTCTTATATATGGTTGAGAGCGACAGCAAGCCAGTATCAGATGAAGAGATAGAAGATGAAACTGATATTGTTGATGCTAGAATAGAGAAGAAAAAACTCACAAGATTAGCAAATCCTAATGTTGATGGTGGTCAAACCAGAATAGATTCAAGACAACAATGGGGAGATAAATCAAAAGTTGGTCGTAGTCACGAGAAAGCAGAGAAAGATTATAGAGATAAAGATGGAACTGGATATGGAGATTTAATGACTACGAATGTCATGCCATATAATGTAAATACTGACACGGAAACCTATGTTGGTAAGCCTGCAGAGAACAAAGATGAAGAAGATATGAAGGATGAAAGTCAAACTTATATACATGAAAGTAGCAAAAAAGGCATGGTTGATTTAAATAAATTGACACAAACCAGAGTTGGAGATCACATAAGTTACTATCAGAATGGGGTTCAAGACAATGGTGTAGTAGCAAAAATGGCTAGTTCATATATAACAGTTTTAAAAGAAGATGGAAGTTTCTCTGATGTTCACATCAATGACACATTTTTCGTAGATAATATCCTTGTAGATAAGACATGGGATGAGATGAACATGGAAGAAAAAACTGATTCACTTGTAAAAATTAAAGCATATTCACCAAGATATTTGACAAAGACTTGGGATCAATTACCAAAAGAATTGAGAGCAGTATTACAATCTGATCAAGAACATGGTGCTTACGGAAATATAGGTGGAAGACCAAACGTAGGTATCTCAACAGATACTCCTATCGATGCTGATGATGAGTATGAAGGAAACTCACATGATGAAATGCAGATAGATAATCAATTCCAACATGATGTAAAGTCACCAAAGACTGCAGAAAAAGCAGGAGAATTCACATATTCTGAGAAACCAGATTACAAGGTTAAAAATATAGGAGTTCCACAACAACATAATCTTAATAGTTGGGGTGTGAAGTACGATAAATATATAAAGGACAAGGAGGAGAAAGAGTAATGCCTAAAAGAATAGTAGCAAGTAGAAAAAAGAGAACCAACACAGGTATGAAAAGAGGTCAAGTTTATACAGCTAATGATTTAAGAGGTATGGATGATAATAATTTTAGAGCAAATCAAGAAAGTTCAGCTAAATACACAAAATTAATGGGTTCAGGTAATAATATTTCTGCAACAAGAAGAGCAGGAAGAAGTGTTGGTGGAAGAAGTGGAAGAATGGGTGTCACTGCAGGAACAGATGCTTATGGTAGAAGAGCAGCATCAGTAGCATTACCAAAAGCAAAGAAGGAAAAGAAAACAAAGAAGGTTAAGAAAAAATCATTATCAGAAATTAAATCATTTTTAACTGGATTACAAGTATCATTGAAACATGGTGGACATGGAGAAGCTTCAACAGAAGCAAGAGTAGCAGGAACAAATGTTGATACAAAAATAAGACAAGATAAAAAACCAGATAAAATTAGAAGTCAACCAAAAGAAGTAAAGACAGGTAAACAATTTAATTTACATACTAGAGTTGGAGATATAGCAACAAGAGGAGTACGCACTTCAGCATCAGAATTACCAACACTAGCAGGAGAACTATTAAAGTCCTTCAAAGCAAAGTGGAACTAGAAACGTTTAAATATCTTACATATAAATATATTATATGAGAAAAGATGAACCTAAAAAATGTATAAATTGTGGTGCAACTTTACCATATAGATATAAGGGTCGTCAAAAAATATACTGTTCTGACTTGTGCAGAAAAAGTTATAAAAACCAATAGTGTAGGGTAATCGTGAACATATTCATTGATGGAGGAACTAGGGGTTCTAGAATATGCTTGGTTGATGGAGATAAAACCATAGTACATGTGAGGAAAACAAAGACTGGTGACACACCTACAAATAATGAATTAGAATATCTTGCTTTAGAATACGCATTACAATATATCAAAAACAATCATAAAGGAAAGAGTATAAAGATATACTCTGACTCTAAACTTATAGTAAATCAGATGAATGGTGATTGGCGTGTGACCACAGATTCATTGATACCACTTTACAATAAATGTAAAGCCAAGATGACAGATGATATAAAATTAAGATGGGTGTCTAGGAAATTTAATCTAGCTGGACACGTTCTTGAGGACTAGGCTTTCTAGGATAAGTTTCATGACCTTGATCATTAGCTTGATTACTTTGTGAGAATGACTCTAACATTCTATGGAATACTGCAGCATCACTCTCATACATATCACCATTCTTAGTCTTCTTTACATACTTTGCAAATTTTCTAAACATTTCTTTATCCTCCCATGTGACACAGATTGTGGTATGTGAGTTTCCTGCTTTCCTTTTTGCCATGATATTTCTAAGAATAGTTATTATATAAATCTTTCTTAACTACAGCCATTAGACTTTTTACCTTCGTTTATAAAGTAACAAGCATCAGGTAGCCAAGGTGGGTGTGGTTTTAAATATCCATCTTCTCCATATATTTGAACTAATTGAAACTTATCTGCTATAGTTATTTCAAATCTAATATCTTCATCCTCAAATGGAGATAGAGTTGGAACTAATGCTGACCTTTTATGGTCTTGTTTATCTCCCCAATAATGACCTAAGCCTAACCCATGTCCAAGTTCATGAAGAACTATATTATATACAGTGTTCAATGGAAGTTGTTTTTTCTCAAACACAAATTCAAATTGACCTTCACTATTTTCTTTCATACTACCTAAATCTATTACTATATTATTTCGTTCCTCTGCGTGTAGGAAAACTACGATGTAGGTAAACTTATGTTTACTGTCGGCAAAATCTATTCCAGTTAAACCTAGAGCCAAATCATCTGTTCTCTCATTCCATGCTTCAAACGTTAAGAATATAGTACAATGCCTGTAATCATCTGGTGTTTTATTCCAGTGTTCATGGTAAGGAACTGTTGAATGTGTGAACATTGTCCAATCTCCATCAGTAAACTCACTCATCTGTATTTGCCATTCAAGTATTGCACTCCAAGATTCATACTCTACAGCCTTCCAATAATCCCAATCAACATGTGTTGGGTTAGGTTCAAACAAACAAACTTGTGGTCTAGCATCATGTCTAATACCCAAGTTTTCATATTTATCTCCTTCTTCATGTGTAAAACCAAACGCTTGAACACTTGTTACCATTAATAAACTAACTACTATTAGAGAAATTCCAAGTAATTTCAAACCTTCCATAAGATTTATATGAGAGACTATTATATATATTTAACATGGGTTCTAAGATTAAAGCCAAGTACGACGGTAGTTGTAAAATCTGTGGTTCTGTTTGGAATGTAGGGGATGATCTCTATTACCAGAAACAACCAAGAGCTACATGTTCTGAAGAAGAGTGTTTTAAACAACAAGGTGGAACTGTTAAAGAATATGTTGTCAGAAAAGATGATGTAATCATAACTAGAATACCAGAAATCGATGTTCAAGATTCAGTTAAACAAGTGGCTGACACACTGCAACAATATATTGTTGTAGCACATCATCTAACTAAATCACTATATCCTGAACTAGATATTAACACACATACTTTTGGACAGATACGTTCTAAAGTGATAGACCAATTACTATATTGTACTGACATACAAAAACAGTGATAAGGTTTATATTACGGAATAGTATATGTAAATCATGAACATTAGCAAAGTTCTTGAGCCTGAAGAGCGTGAAGATTCAACTCCTCTAAAAGCAGGAGATGAAATGACAATCCAAGGTTTCAAAATCAAGCATAATAGAAAGTTTGATGCTGACCTCGTTGAGATAAAAACAACTGAGGGCTTACGTCATACTTATGCTAAGACCATTATCGGTCAGGGGAAAGCTGATGGTTGGTGGGCAGAGCAAGTTAAAAAATGCGTTGCCTTAGATGCCTCAGATGGTCTTGATGTGGTTGTTGTAGAACGTGAGTCTAATACAACTGGCAATAAAATGCTAGCTTTAGAAACACGTAAGGAATAACCATTCCTTTTTTTCTTTTTTAGACAACACTTATATTACTCTACATCTATACTATATTATGGAACAATGCCAAACATGTTATAGGTCAAAAGATAAAATAGATACTTGCCTTTGGAATGGTAAGGTCATGTGTAATAAATGTGCAGGAAAATTATTAAAATATACATGGGGTGGAAAGAATCCAAAAGACTGTCCACATCCAAACTTCTTTTTTAAAGAATGGAAATTTTACTGTAGAACCTGTGGGAAATTAGAGAATGAACGCTAACGAAGAACATGAATACCCTCAATGTAGAATATGTAAAGACTTAATGCCTAAGGATTGGGAATGGGATGAATGTGCTGCATGTATGGAGTGGTATCAACATTGACTTGTAAAGAAAAATGTGACAGGTGTGGTTGGAAAATGGAAGAGTTACAATCATGTCATTTACGATGTCCTAATTGTGGTTCTCATCTTGATTGTTCTGATAAAGGGAGTGCATGGTAATGAATATATGTAAAGGTGTTTGTCAATTAAAATTAACAACAGCAAACTACACTAGAGGATGGAGATACCTAGGTGATGGGTGGAGAAAATGCAGTACTTGTATGATTTCAATAAAGACAGATGAGTTTAAATGTCCTTGTTGTAAAAGGAAATTAAGGGTTGGTTGTATAATTGCAAATTAATTTCACTACAGAAAACATTGACAGGAAGCAGTATGAGCAGTTGATATTATATTATATCTATGAACACTATCATTACACAGATTTTAAAAGATTACAAGAGCAAGATAAATGGGTAATAAATATAAAAAGAACACAAGATTTTGATAAGGGATTTTATCAAGGTGCTGCAAGAAAAGATGAATTAGATTACTCTATACCACATGGGGTTACAGGTCTTGGAGATATAACTTGTTACATATCTGATAATAAGAACAGTATATATACAATGCAAAACATGAGTGTGATATGTCATGAGTTGGCACATATGATACTAATGATATACTACCCAGATAGAATAACTAAACAAAGACATGATGATTTCTATGGTAAGGTGGGTGATAATAGAAAGTTCTTTTCATCAGAAGTACATGATAGAATAACAGAAGGAAAGACAAAGATATTTAGAAGGAAAATATCTAGGTTTAAATCTATTAGTTTTATAGGTGTTGATATATCTGACGTAACAAATAGTAGGAGGAATATGACATGGTAAAAATGGAGACACTTAGAGACTTTGAAATGTATCAAATGTTTAAAGACGTAAAGAAAAAGAAAAAGAGGAAGAAGAATATTGGGTGATAAAACCTGTAATAAGTGTGGGTATAAAGGTCTTGGATGGGATATGGAATTCCACAAAAAGACTGGTAAGTGGAAACTAGATAATCATAGAAGACAAGATGGTAAATGGTGTAACAAACCTCCTGAATCAATCATGCGTATGAGAAGAAAGCATGAGATTGATGCATGTCCTTATTGTTTTCACACAAGTAACTTTGGAATGTTCACAAAAGAATCAGGTGATTTAGAAAAACATATTAAAGCATATCATCCTAGCCAAGAAGTACTGACAGATTTAGATTATAAAATAATGCACGGTGGATTAGCAGGAGTTGATTTAAAATATTGGAAGTCCGATCCTCACCATTCTAAATACGAGAAACGTTAATATAGGGGATAGTGTTATACAAATCATGTCAAAATACAAATTAAAAGGAAGAAGTAAATCTTCAAAAACAATATTAAACTTAGCAGATATTCATGACGGAGCAACAACTTCTGTTTGTTCACCAGAACCATACATAAATGATTTGAATACAACATTTAGACCTAACAAATTACAGAGAACTTTGTATGATATTTGGGAACAAGTACCTGACTCACTTTCAAAAAAGAAAACAGATTTGATAGTGATTAATGGTGAGCCTGTTGATGGAGCAAACAAGAAAGGTCTAGGTCAACAATCATGGACAACAAATCTATGGGATCAGGCTGAAGACTTTATGAAATTAATGAAAGTTCATGCCTATGATAATATATTATTTACTAGAGGCTCTGGCTACCATGTTCAAATAGATGGTACAAATATAGAGGAGATTATAGCAAAACAAATGAACGCCTTGAAGTATAAAGCATACGGTGGAGAAGGTGCTACAGATTACTATGCTTTCGTAGAAGCCTATGGCAAAATGTTTAACTTCACTCATCATGTAGGCTTTAACAAATGGGCAGCATATAGAACAACTGCATTAGCAAGAGAGATGGCAGGCATGGTATTTGAGAATAATAAATTACACAAGTCAGATGTTATAGTAAGAAGTCATGTTCATTATTTTGTACACGTAGAGTTTGTTAATACTCATGGTTGTACAACGCCTGCATGGAAATTTCCTGACGGACATCTTTTCCGTGGTGGAGTAGCAGGAACAACTCCTGATATTGGAGCAGTAGAATTTATCATTGAACCTAACGGTGAGATTATAGTAAAGAAACATATAACCGAAGTAGAATTAAAACCACTGGTGAGACATATTTAATGCCAAGTTATAGAGCATACTCAGGTGTTTTAGTGAGGTCAAGAGTTCACTATTTTGAGAAGGATGATGAAGAAGAAAGTAATTCTAACTCTTAGTGACAAAGATGCTGAGATTTGGGAGTCAAAAACTACCAAACAATTAATCGTAGAGAACCTACCAAAAGGTAAGCCAACTATATGCTCCCTTGTAGCAAAGTCATTAGGCAAGCATCCTAGAAGAGTCATGGATTGTTTGATGGAGTTACATGAAGAGGGATTCTTAGAGATGAGAGAAGGTAAGGTAGAGACAAAGCAGGGTAGAACTGTCGCCAAGATTTTCACCAGAGTAAAATAATATATCTCTGTTATATTTCTTCAATGCAAAATTATAAATAGGGTATTGAATAATACCTTCTATGTTCGTTGAGATATATGTAGAAGGATTAAAAGACCCTTTTCTATTACCAGTCGGAAAGTTATCGAGTGTAGGTAAACAACTAGAAGCTCGAGGTAAAAAATGGAAGTACGGTAAGACCTACTCCTAATCATTTTTTTTTCAACAACATTTATATTATTCAATGTTCTAGTAATTACATGAATTTTAACGCAGGAATTAAATCAATATCAATAAGCAAGGAAGCCAAGAAAGTATTTGAGGAGCTTGATTCTATAAGACCAAAACATATATCGTTTAGTTTAATGTTAGCTATAGCAGCAGATGAATATGTCAAACAACATAACAAAGGTCTAGTAAAACTAGATGATTTTAATGAGGATGACAGAGTAACAGTACCAAAGTTCTTTTCAGATATGAATACATGGATTAATTATGTCACTGGAATAGATGATAAAGATAAGAGTGACATCAAGGAAAGATTACTACAACTTCAGAACCTAATGGATAGAGTATAATGCAGTTCACAGAGTCTCATATAGTATCACATCTAAAAGATATATTCAGTTCATCAAAATATAATGATATAATATCACGACTAAGACCAGAGAGCACATTCACATTGAATGTAATGGAAGATGATTTGTACACATTCTTTACTGATTCAAAAGAAGAGTTTAAAGAACATGTAAAATCTGCCATCTTTTCTATGAAGGAGGAGCAGTATGGTAGTGGTGTTGATGTGAGATATGATTTTAGAAATTTAAAAATTAACTTAGTATCAAATCATGTAATAAAAATGCACGATTTAAATGCAAAGAATCATGAGAGAAATATTGTAACTTTTGATTGTGAAATAATAGCAGTTGAAAGAGAGAAATCATATGTTAAACAAGCAACAGGAATATGTCCTCAATGTTTCAAAGAGATGGATATAAAATCTGATTATGATAGAGATATAACAAAAACAATATGCCCAAACCTTACATGTAAAAATCAGAAGGTAAATATAGACACAAAGAATTTAGTTACAGATAACATACAGTATGTATATCTACAAGAGTTATTATCTGATGCAAAGAATAACTCACCAATAATTATGAGGGCAGTGACAACAGATGAGTTATCAGGTACGTTATTTGTAGGACAGAAGAAAAGAATATCTGGTATGTATAAATCAGTGATAGGAAAGGATAAGAACAAAGACAACATAAACGAGATAACAATAGAGGTTTTTGCAGCTAAGGATTTGGAGAAAAAAAATGATGTGTGTTTAACTTCTGAGGAAATACAAGAGTTAGTAAAGGAATCAAAACGAGATGGCTTTATGGATGATGTGGTAGGTAGTTTTGCACCATTGATTATAGGATATAAGGATATAAAATTCTCAATCTTACTAATGTTAGCAGGAGGATATTCCAAAGTAAAACGTGGAGATATAAACGTACTGTTAGTTGGCGATCCGTCACTTGCAAAGTCAGAATTATTAAAAGAGTGTTCAAAGGTATCATCAAAATCTATGTACACATCTGGCAGAGGAGCCAGTGCTGCAGGACTTACAATAGGTCTAGTCAAGATGGACAACGGAAGTCAAGTAGCACAAGCAGGAGTACTACCATTATGTAATGAAGGACATGCTTGCATAGATGAGTTTGATAAAATGAATCCTAATGATAGAAGTGCAATGCACGAAGGTATGGAACAACAAACTGTCAGCATAGCAAAGGCAGGATTTAGAATGACACTTCCTGCAAAGACTAGCATACTTGCTGCAGCAAACCCAAAATATGGAAAGTATGATACAGAGATGTCACTAATAGATAACATAGATATACCAGTACCTCTCGTCTCTAGATTCGATTTGATATGGTTAATCAGAGATAAGGTTGACAAATCTCAAGACATAATAAAAGCAGAGCACGTTTTAGAAACCTTCACAGGTGAGGACATGTCAAACAAGGTATTCCTAGACAGAAACAAACTTACCTCATACATTAACTTTGTAAAAGAAATTAAACCTACCATAAGTGATGAAGCAAAGTCAAAACTATCAGAAATTTACCAAAAAATGAGGTCACTTTCTGCAAGTAATGAATCACTTGCCGTGGGTGTTAGACAACTGGAAGCGTTAGCAAGGTTATCAACTGCACACGCAAAGATGTTGTTCAAGAACGAGGTTGACGTAACAGATGTCACTGTTGTAGAAGGACTCTTGAAGAGTATGTATGAATCACTCGGAGTAAAAATGGACAGTGGTTTTACACAGGCTACACTAGTCTTGGGAAAGAAAGAAACAAAAGAACAAACTGCAACAAGAGTATGGAAAGAATGTGAGAATGAAAGAAAGTCAGTAAAGTATAGCGATTTTATTAAAAAATTATCAGAGACAGGACTGTATGATGAGTCATCTGCGAAATCATTATTCGCACAATGGGAAATGAAGTGCTTGATAAAACTAAATGGTGATGGAAGATACCAAAAAATATAGATGCAAACGTTAATATAGAGGAAGATGTTAAGGATAACATGAGCGAAGAAGTTACTATGATTGGTGAAGAATTAATTGAAGATGTTGAAGAGAAGAAAGAAGAGCCTGTTGATTTAACAGTTGATCAACTAGATGGTGTCGGTGCTGTAACAAAAAAGAAATTAGAATCATTTGGTATTAAAAACATTATAGATATAGCAGTGAGAGGTGCTAAAGAGGTACAAGAAATCACTGGTGTTGATAAAACAAAGGCAAACGCTTGGGTATTTAATTCACAAAAACTATTAGAAGATAATAATATGATTAGAAAATCTGACATGACAGTAACAGAACTTATGAAATATCAAGAGAGCCAAGAAAGATTATCCACAAAATGTGATGATGTAGATAGTCTATTCAACGGTGGACTTGTAGCAGAATCAGTTTACGAAGTCTATGGAGAATTTGGTTGTGGTAAAACACAATTCTGTTTGTCATTAGCAGCAGAAACAATAGCCAAAGGCAGTGATGTGGTTTGGATTGACTGTGAAGATACATTCAAACCTAGAAGACTTGCAGAAATCATGGTTAACAGAGAATTATGTACTGAAGAAGAGTCACTTGAAAAATTAGACAAAGTAAAATACTTTTACACTCCAAACTCAGAACAACTGATGGGGACAGTTGATTCATTATCTGATTTAATGCTAGAGAGAAGACCAAAACTAGTCATACTTGACGGTGCTATCGGACAGTTCCGTGAAGAATATCTAGGAAGAGGTACTCTAGCAGAAAGACAAAATCAAATTGCAAGATTGATGACACATCTTAAAAACATATCGTTTTACTTCAGATGTGTAGTGGTTTTCACAAATCAAGTACAAAGTGACCCTGCAATAATGTTTGGAGATCCAGTAAAACCTATCGGTGGTAACATTGTAGCTCATGCTTCAACTTACAGAGTTTACTTTAAGAAATCTGGTAAGAAGAGGATAGCAAGGATGATAGATAGTCCTGAACATGAGATGAAAGATGCAAGTTATACATTAACTATAAAAGGAATAGAAGACGTAGAAGATTAATGAATCCTCGTCAAAGGATGAGATACTCTAATCGAAAAGCTGTAATGTGGTTATTAAAAAATGGATATGATGAAATCTGGTTGAAACCACATGGAAGGAGACAGGACTTAGTATATACTAGGGGAGAATGGTATAGAGCACTAGATTTATGGAATCTTTTTGATGGAATATGTTTTGATAAGGATTATAACATTGTTATGCTGCAGATAAAGACTAACGCATGGGCTAAGGCAAAACCTCTTGAGGACTTTGCAAAAGAACACAAAAATATTACTGTTTTATCAATCAATGTTAAAGGTGAAAAAAATAAGTGGACTGTGTTTTCTAGAGAATACAAATAACTTATATGTGGCATTGTTTTAACTACTTTATGCGTTTTGAAAATGGTAACATAATAGGAAATGGAGAAGATACTGCATTAGAATTATTAGCACAGTTATTTCCTCAAAAAAGCATAAAAAGACAGGTAAAACTGTCAGAACTTCTCAAAAAAGACTGGGCAGATGACCTAAGTGAGCGACAAAAAAAAGAGACTATTGATTTAGTTGTATATACAAATCCTGTGATTGTAGTCAGGGTACAAGACCCACATCATAATGGAATCATCACTGCAGAAAGAGATTTGGTACAAAGAAAGACTTTAGAGTGGAATAATATCAAAGTCGTGGACTTGAGAAATTATGACTGTATAAATATCATGAAAGAGGAAAATAACAGGGAAGCAATGAGAGAACTGCTAGAAGCCTTCAAATATGAAGGTATTACTTAGCATATTTTAGTCATTGCCAGAGGAAGTTGTCGGCACGTTCTAGAAACCTCTTCCACCTCTGTTTCAAGTGTAAATGATGCACTAACGACATAATATAATATGATAATACTACCTAATATAAACCAAGCTAATTTTCTCATGCTTTTTTTCTAATTCTAGAGTAAATAAGCATTGCTATATTTATCATAGGTATTATTTCTATCAAGTCCACACCATATAGGAAGAAATCCAGTATTGGATTAACTCTAGAAATCATACCCATTTCTAGGTATAAATCCATATTCCATACCATGTGTGGAATTTGTATATATATGATTATGGCTGTTACGAGGAGGCTCTCAGTAGTGTGCCTCTCATACCATGCCCAAAAACTACCCCACATAATTAGAAAACTTTATTTGGATTATTAAATGTATCTAAAATAAGGTAAAACTAATGGACTTAAAGACATGTGGATGTGATGAGAGAGGTATTTTCTACCCAGATAGTGGGAGAATAATAATATACCTAAATAATCATGAAAATTTGGAGGATATTTTGGGTACAATAACCCATGAATTAGTCCATAAATGTATTCATGATTTTGATGAGACTTTAGATGATGACCAAGAGGAAAAAGTTATTTATAATATGGCTTGGGCAACAGAATCAATAGTGTGAGTCCATATAGGTTTCACATTCATGACCATTCATTGTTTTCACCTTAATTCTTCGATAAAACTTTGTTTCATATGTATCAAGTCTCTTTAAATCCTTTTCAGTGACTTCAAAGACCTTACCTTTCGCAATTTCATCTTTATCTCGGTAAACAGAAGGAAAAGAGGTTAGAAAAGAGTGCGTATCGACTCGAAAGCCACGCACACTGTCTTCTTCTCCCTCTATTTGTTTATTGAGTACTCTTTCTCGTACAGTGTCGTCTAATAACGAACCATACACAAAAAGCTTACTCATTTGAGTGCACTAACTCCTTAACTGCATCTGTGCATTGATTACACAAGTCTAATTGATCATATTTCTTAGTTTCTTTGTCATTAAGACAAATATGGCATAACATGAATTTTTTAGAAAAAAACCATTATTAAATTCTTCTCTAAAAAAACCTTTTTTCTGGGTTTTTGTTGTGTACAACCCATCAGCGTAAGTATAACGTTGCATCCCTACTAAAGTCATTGTCTCTTTCAAGTATAAGTTTGTTTTTCTTGGAAAACTTGAAACAGGTTGGGCAAATTTGCCACTTCCAACCATTCTTCCAAGCCCTGTCTCTTTTACTATGTATGTGTGTTGCTGTCTTTAGACATCTCTTGCATCTCATTTTAGACTATGTATTATCTCCCTTTTCAGTTTGCCCATGATAAACGAAGATACCTCACTGAATCTATTACATCTCACATATGTTTTGAACATCTGTGTAAAGTAAGAGTCAGGAGTTCCATGTCCAACACCTACGATTGTTATGTTTGGACATTGTTTGAGTGCTCGTTTGTGTGCCTTTATGACTTGTTTGTAAACCATGTCTCGTCTCACTGCTGTACCATTCACTTTGTAATATGGAATACCATCCGTTACTACAATTAAGAGTTTTCTTCTACCTTTCATAGTTTTCAACTCTCTAACTCCTGCATCCAATCCAAAGTGTGTTGGTGTGAATCCTCCACGTTGAAGTGGGAGATATTTCAAATCATCAAAGCTTTCGTACCTTCTTAATCTCATATCTCCTTTACTGTCAGAAGACCATGTGATACATTTTATATCAACTTCAGGTATTCCTTCTGTGGACTTCCACAATGTTGCTACCATTTTTGCAACAAGTGAGTTTTGAACTCTCATACTACCAGAGCCATCTATACTTAACACAATAGATAACCCTTTACTTTTGCTGTCATCAATGAAGCAGTCGCCAAACGTTCCTTGTGTTTTTCCTGCAATATATTCTCCAACATCTATGTCATTTCCTGCTTCAGCAGTTCGCTCTTTGTTTCTGTCTTTGAACATATTTAGAAGTCTTGTTACTTCTTTCACAGCATTACTGTCAATCTCAATCGATGTTGCTGCATTAGATTGTTTATCAAGTGGAACTTCTTTGTATCTTTTACTAAAGTTCTCATTAGAAGTATCAAACAAGTTCTCTTTAATATATCCTACTTGCTCATCTGCTTCTTCAGATAACTCTTCTAAAACTTCCTTGTAGTCTCTTGACTCAAATTCCTTTTGTAATTCGATTCCTTTATCAAGAGCTTCTTGTTTCTCATCAGGAGTGTAGTGTGGTTTTGGTTCTTTTCCTTGGTATGTTTGTTGTCTATTCTGAGCAACAATTTGATTATCTCCTTTTCTTTCCTCGAACTTTGGACAGTCTTTTGGATTCTCAAGGTGTTCTATAACCTGTTTTGCTTTGTCTTCTAAAAATTCATCCAAGTATGGTTTCATTTTCACTAAGACAGCTATTGTTCCATGAATTGAAGTTCCTTCAACATCATGTATTAATGGTGCGAGTGGAGAATACTTTGTCTTCTTAACCAAATCTTCTCGAAAGAATCTTTCAGCTAGTAATGCCATTGATGGATGGTCAACAAATTCCAATCTCTTTCCTAGTTTTTTTCTCACTCTAACAAAATCCTTAGCGTTACCCAAGTATATTTTTGCCCATAAAGATTCTATTCTTTGGTCTTCAACCACGTTCATTGCTTCATGGTATGTACGCAACGCTACACTATACATTGTAGTCATTTTAGGAAACTTTTGTTTCATGATTATTGCCCAATCCTTTATCAATTCTTCTGCCACAGGGTCAAAGGAATTGAATAGTATGTGAGCAAGCTCATGGTTAATGGCAGTGTTACCATCAACACCTAATACTTTTGGTTTTGCTTTCGTAAGAACATACCCACTATTTGGACTATCTACTGTAGATGAAGTAGCGACAACAGAGTTTTCCCCTGCTGCGTACTTTAATTGAATGGGTGCTCTAACGACTCTTGAAATAAGAGAAGTCTTTTTTCTGTCATATTCTTCCTCAGATATTCTATCATTGGATATATCTATGTCATCTCTATTTGGCACGTTCATCTTATTTCAACTCCAAATATTTCTTTGATTTGTTTCGTAACCAATTCTCTTTGGTATGAATCACCAAACTTTGAAACTACTGCGTTCTTTAAACTTCTTTCAAGTGGTTTCTTAAGTTCTGAATCTGACCACATTCTATAACATTCAGCGAACTGAGATAAATCTCTTGGAGATATAGAATACTCTACATCAGCGTTCTTTCTGAGGTTGTGAATGTTTTGTGTCAATGTCATCAATGGTTCAATGATTTTCTCCTTATCAATGCCTGACCAATCAATGATTTTTGATAGGTCGTCACTGTTTGGATATTCCCATACTGCTCCAATGAATCTACTTCTTGCATCTTCTGTGATTGTGTTTACTCCTGCATAGTTGCTTGGATTAACTGTAGCAATTACAGATAGTTTGACACCTTCATCAAGTCGGTATATCTTACCGTTTGCAACTATTGACCTACGGTCATCAGTTACAGAGTTAGTTGCTTTTTGCAATTCATGTATCATAGCATTAAACTCATCAAAGTATAATGCTCCTCGTCTAAAATGGTTTGCAACTAATATTGCTGTTGGTAATACTCCTAGTTGGAAATAACTTCCATTCTCATTTATTTGTGGTCTTCCAATCAAGTCACCAATTTTAGTTCCATCGGAACAGTTCATTGGTATGATTGGTATGTTATGTTTCAAACAAATATTATGAACGGCTTGTGTTTTTCCCAATCCTTTATCACCTTCAATTAGATAGTTCTTTCCTTTCAGAATAACTTGTTCTAATTCATCATACTCATCACTCAGTTGAATATAATCTACTCCCCACTTGGTAGGTAGGTAGTTGTCATACTCAATATCTGCGACAGGTACTTTGAAAGTACGTGGTACTTCCGTTGTTGTAGAATCTACTGATTCTATTAATTTCTTTTCCATGTTTTCCTCCTGTTACATATTAAATACATAACTGTAATATTAATCTTCATTCCATATCACCCTCGACAACATTATTTCTTCATGTATATCTTTGGCTATAGACATTATAGCTTCAGCAGGAAGTTTCCTACATCTATGTTTTATAGAATGGTCAAGTGCCTTCTCAAACTCTTGGTGGTTATCCAATGCCAATAGGTTAACACAAAAATGGACAATGAATTTCTCTCTATCTGAAAGACTCACCAGAATCCACTCCTTGAGAGACTTGACAATCCAAGTTCAGCTAGAAGTTTCTTTCCTTTTTTCTTCTCTCTTTCTCTGAACTCTCTTTTCTTTTCAGGATTATCTCTACTGACATAATCCTTGTTTGTATATCTAGTACCCATTCTTTTCTACCTCCATTCTTCTATCAAAGCAGGCTTCACATTCATTATGATACCATACTTTAGTGTGGTCAATGTATCTGCTATGTGAATTCATAACCATACATATTTCAAAGCTAGAAGTTTCCTTATTACACTCAATACAATAGTGTGGTACTGGTGGTTTGTTTGGATATTCTGCCCATAAATCAGAATGTAATCTATGTTGCCTTAACAACTCTTCTAATCCCAAATGTTTTATCTGAGTTTCAGTCATTCTATCTGGGGCTATCCACATATACTGCATGCGTTGTAACTCAAGTCGTAGTTTTCTACGTTGTCTTTCACTCAAGTCTTGTCTTTTTTCATTATTTCGTATCACTTTCAAATTCACCTCCTAGTTTTTTGACAGCTATTACGTGGTAACAGTTTAATGTAAACTGATACCCAGTACAATCACATTCATAATCGTCACCGTTCTTTACAACAGTATGTAATTTTGTTGGGTCAGAAGCAGATGGCATTATCCATGTGTTATCTTCTGTTAGTTGTACTTTATGCAGAATACTATCTGCTTTCTTTTCTTGTCTAAGAGACATTAGAATCCCAACTCCTCTTCAATTGCTTCAATTTCTTGTTGAAACTGTATAGGATTTACAGGACTAAACAATCTCTCGTTTTCTTTCACTGGTACAATTAACTTACGTTCAAGGAATACTTTTACACCTTCTTTTGTAAGTGTTACCTCGTGTCTTGTATCTGACCATGCTCGGTCTTCATTGGTTGGAGAAGTCCATACGACTATACCTCCAAAATCTTCTTTCAAACTCATGGTATCACCTCCTTTGTGTCACAAGTTTCTAACATATAGTATATACGTGAACATCACATATATGTGTTAGCTAAAATATTAAACAGCGTTATATTTATTTGAACTTTTCTTTGAACTCATCACTTAAATAATTAGCAGGATTTTGTTCACTTCGTTCAAACACTTCCTTCTCAATGGTAAACATCTCCACTAATATTCTAGTGTATTCAGCACATGCTCTTGCATCGTAAACATGAAAGTGTCTTACTAGTACCTTTATTATTTGATGATGGTCTATATCTTCGTAGCCTTCTATCTTAAAGTCATCTAAGATATGTTGTTTGAATGTCTTTGATAATCCAAACATATCATCTACATCAGGGTTCTGCACTATCACTCCAATATCCTTCATTTCAAGTAATACTGTGTGAAATCTTTCTTCTCTTTGTTTTCTATTCATTATAATCTATTTCCTCCTTTCGTGTTGTGTACAACTTTCTTGGCATGAGTGGGTGTTGTTGTAGTATATCTTCATCAGGCGTTACCAATATCTTCTTATGTGTTCTACATATTAAATGTTGCTGCTTAATTCTGCAGTCACAATTTCTAACATGCCATACTAATTCTCTATCTGATACGTTCATTTCGATTCCTCCATCATCCAGTCTTGGATTTCACGACAGATTTCACAAAATAAAACATTTGATGATAATGCCATTACACCTTTTCTTTTACAAGAAGAACATACCAATTCATTTAAAATTTCTTCTAATAAATCTTCAGTCATTTCGATTCCTCCTCTACAAAATTCCCATCCTTTTGCATATCTAGTAAATCATTCATGATGTCATATGAAGTATTTTCACATGACCACATATCACCTGTTTTGTGTGTTTCTTCCAACTGTTTCATATGTTTTTCAGTTAGAGTCACTGTGAATTTATACACTTTCATTTCGATTCCTCCTTTGAATATTCAAAAGCTTTCTGTCTTAGATAGTGGTCATGACAGAATCTAATCTTCTCTATTCTTTCTTCATTTGTATCTTGCATTACTACCTTACACATAAAACTATGTACTGCTATTGAATCACAGTCAACTGCCATACACATCATGTGTTCTGTTGCCTTATCAGATTTCATAAAATACACCTCTTATAGTTGTGTTCTTATCTACCTTTACTATGTCAACCATCTTGGCACAGTCTTCTCTTCTTCCATGTATCATTTTACATGTTCCATTTTCATACGAACTGTTAATACTAACAGGATTTATAATTTCAATGCTTGAACATCTGAATTCCATATTGCCTATTCTTATGATTAGACGGTATGGTTGTAAAGCATTTTTATTATATCTTCTGCGTATCTCACCATCAGCTAAGAGTGCGTATGCAAGTATCTTCCATCCGTTATGTGCATCTCTTTTTCTAGGTGGGGATTTTACTGAAATCCCTCTTACACTATTCATTATGTCGCTCATATCTCATTGTACTCCAGTGTTTTACTTTCTACCTTTGTCATTCCTACATACTTCCTGCCACAAACATGTTCTGGCTCTTGTACGTCTATCTGATATATATCAAGTGCATGAATGAGAAAATTTAAAGTCTCTCTCACTTTTTCATCTCGATAATATCTTCTCTTCAACCATTCGTTACGTTCAGTCAATCTTCTTTAACCTCTTCATATTTATCGAATCGTGTTTTCCATTGTCTAGAGTATTGGATTAGTTTCAATAGATTTCCTCCAATATCTTTACCTTTCTTCTCTTGTAGTGCTACTAAGTTATCTAATTGATTAGATACATTGCAGGCTTCTCTGTGTGCCTGTATTGCAGGAACAGCACCATCTCCTACTACTCCTTCTCCTAAGACCTTTGCTACTAGGTCTTGATATTTTTGACTAAAAGTGACATATTTTTTGCCATCATTTAGACATTCTACCCATTGTTCTTGTTCCATATTATCACCTCCTACAGTTTATGGAAAGTGCAACCACTTTACTTTACCTCGTATAATGTTTGCACTAGGTCGGTATAGTGAACCGTTGTGATGTTCTTGATGTCTTATCTTTCTCTGTTCGAGAAGAGAGTCATCATCATCAAACTCTTGTCCACATAGATTACATTTAATCATCGTAATATTCAATATAAAAAAAAGAATTAATTAATGCAGCAGTCGTGTACAGATTTTTGAGCATGAGTGTGGCTAGCACCCATACTTTTCTTTTAATGATAGATATAATTCTCTAATGTCTTGTCTTACTTCGTTGAATGTCTCATCATTTAACCTAAAGTATTTACTTACCTCAAGTAGTGAGCGACCACACTCAAGACATTCAAAGACAAACTGAGAGTAGTTAGTATCTAAACCACCGTACCTCATTATCTTTGACATAGATAACCTACCAAAGTTGGAAGGGTTTCTCTTCACATCTTCCATCGTGAAGAAGCCAACCTCATCAGATAGTGCAAGGTATGGACAGCCACAAGACCATATCTTTTTATCTGCTCTCTCTAATGTATCGGCTATTAATAGATTGGACATTTGTTCACTCCCAAGGATTCTAATCCTTCTTTAACATACTCCATCTTTGATTCATCCATGTCGTCATACATATTATCTACGATACCTTCGTTAGCTAATTGCCTGAACTCACATTCAAGATGATTCTCTATATCCCAGATGTTTCCATCGAATCGTTGCATGAGAAGTATCATCTCATGATTGTTGACAACAAACTCATCTTGCATTTGAAATACTTTCGTTCTCTCAAACTCAGTCATTTCAATCAGATAGTTATTTAAATCCTCTTCAGAGTTAACCCACTCTTCATGAGTATCAAATTCTTTTGCTGATTTCATTGACACTGGTTTAATGTCATCTTCAAAGGTACAACCGTAATCATTACCAAAGAATGAAATACTTTTACCTTTGACAAAGTAATCATTACTACATGTATTACCTTTATGTTTTACCCATCCACTACCATACTTAACAATACCTTTGTCAGTTAGTATTGCTATCTTGTTCCAACCATCAACTAGTTTAGCCATCTTCTTGTTGCCTAACTTGGCAGCAAGGATTGCCATGATACGTGAGTCAGAATACTCACCAGTTGGTAGGGTAAGACCAAACTTTTCTGCTACATCGAAAGCAGTATCAAAAGCATCTGACCATGTTCCGTTGTGGAATAACAAATCACATTTCATTCTGTCACCTCTAAGATTGAGTGGGGATTTCTCCTTGACCTCAAAAGGATGACACAACCTTGGTATAACTTTACCAACACTGGCTATTCTGAAATGAATAATAGCAGTGCTAATACCTTTTGGTTTAAGGTCGTGCTCGATAATCTTATTCATCTTCTTAGCAGATATGCCCTTGACATAAGAGCGTGTGCCATTAGCATTAAGCCATGCAATAGCACCACCATCTGAGTTAAGAGATTCAGCAGATTTGAGCGTGTCTTTTGTAGGGAATTTGCCTTTCTCTACAGTTATAATTACACACATCTACACATCACCTCCTTGGTTTGTATTGTGTTTAGAATAATACTGATTCGTTGTGGTCAACGACAGTATTTTTATGTCGATTAATAAAATTGGTCACTACCTCATCAACAAACACAGCCCACTTCACATTCAATTCATTCTTTTTAAATTCAGGTGCTAATCTTATCTCCATTGTGCTATGTTTTTGCCAACAATAGTTAACGAAACAGTAGCGTGAGTCAGGATAATGGTCGGTGTCTAGTACCTGTTCATAGAATCTGTAAGCCATCTTACAATAATGATTGTTGCCTTTCAGTCTCTCATATAATGCTGACCCTTTGTTTATCTTATTCTTTTCAGCCCATTTATATGTCTCTTTAACAAGATAAGTAGTGAATTCTTTTTCTGCCAACACACAATGATGTGCTAACAGTTTGGTTGAACGGTGCTCGTGATGACCACATGAACTGTTAGTTTCATAAGGATGATTCTTTTCATTCCATTCAATCATATCTTTCTGTGTTCTAAGAACTGGGCTAACTAACTCACCATCAGTGCCCTCGCCACTAGAACATTCACAATAACAATCACACTCACGGCTACAGTAATGTGCTGAACCATTACCACTCGCACAATCAGTATAAAATCTATTATTGACATCATCATCGCAACTTGAACAGAAGTAGTCACAGTATTCTCTGACAGAACCACCTGAATAACTTTCCATCTCTTCTACTAACTGTTCACATATTACATTGAAATAACTTTCACTATACCCATTCTCAATCCACTCTTGGTTTGCATAATCTATATCCCAATCATCTACTAATGCTTTACGCACTAATTGTTCTGGGGTATATTTATGACATCCCATTAGACATGAAACAGCAATATCATGTTCACAATTACAATTACCAAGAGATTCGTCACACCTATTACAGATTCGACAACCATCACACTCACAATCTTCAGGATGACACTCACAGTAAGTGCAGCGTTCACACTCATCACACTCACAGTAATCGAAGCACTGACAATCATCTGGGTCGTGACCTCCTACAACCTCAACGCTTCCATCAGGTGTGAAGTATTGAGAGTCTCCATCGCAAGCACCTTCACGCTCACTACCTCTTCCTGCAATTATATCATCTGGTTTATTCTTTTTACGTTTGCTCATTCTAATCTAACCTCCACTCTTGGTTTACATCAATTTCTTCCACCACTCCTGAAAACTCTTCAGGCTCTTTAAATAAATCATTAAGACGAGTACCATCCTCATCCTGTTTAATGTTATCATACCATCTCTTCATGGATTTAATTGATTTTATAATATCTCTTTTATATGTGTTGAAGAATGATGGTGGCATTGGGTGATTTACATAATATCGCTGACAACCAATACGTCTCATATTACGTGTGAATATATTATTAGTTGCAGCATGTGCTTCATTATCTTTACCATCAAATTCTAATTGCCATAAAATACTGGAACTACCCCAACCAAATGAATCTTGATTGCCTGTAGTATAACACATATCAATGACTGCCTTGACAGCAGGCGTGGCTATCAAGAATACATCGTATGCCTGTTCCTCTTTTTGAGGAGCGAATACAAATAACTCAAATCCTTCCTTCTTACGATGACGAGACAAACCCATAGTTTGCCTAATACCATTTATATCTTTCATGGTAAATGTCTTGGTATTATCTCGATTTACATAACTATCAAGATAATCGTTATATAAACTGCGTGCGAGTAATCTGGGTACATGGTTTGAATACATGATTAAAAAATAGGCTTACCTATCGGTAGCCTTGATGGGAAGATATTGGTTAGAAGCATCTAACCTACGGTTTGCATTATCATCACGAAGCACTGACCAATAGTCATGCTCGCAACGATATTTATACCACTGTGCATACCTCTTACAGTAGTCACAATCACATAAATTGTTCATTCTAATGGTATATAAATGGTTAAATTGATTCGTAAGTGCTTAGCATACGCTGCTGCGACCTACGCTATATATACCTTTCGGTTAAAAAAGTTAATACAATTAGCAAAAAAATAGGTAGGCGTGGCAGTTGGTCAAATTATAATTCCGATTTGCTACCACGCCAGTTTTTGCAGTTTGATGACTGATAGTTATAGCGTTAGCCTTTCCTACCAGTCATGTCGTTAGTGCACCCTATAAATCATAATCGTGGCGTATTCACCCTTTCGGTGTGTTGTGCCTATTATCCACTATTACTCATAGTTGCCACTCTCTAAAGTGACGACCCATTGTGTCTCGGCTATAGTTCACACTCATGGCGACCGTTAGAGCAGTCGCTATGCGTAATCGCTACGTGCCTCGATTCAAGGTCAGAAACACCAGTGGAGAACCACTCACTGTTTCTACCCTCCCTATACTGCCATGATATATAACACTTCATGCGTATTTCCACAGTGTACCACGCCTGAGTTAGCGAGCCAAGTGCTCATGGAAAAAAATTGAAAATTGAAAAAAGGGGGGCTACAAACCGAAAAAAATTAGATACAAATCAGATACAAGTGTTGAAAAACCAGTTACTAAACCAGAACCATAAACCATCTATACATTCTAACATGAACACACACTGCAAGTAGTATTCTTCTTATCCTTTATATATGTGTTGGAGGATAGACAGCCTAAGCATAGAGCGAAGGTTTTGCGAGGGCGATAAAAGAAGTTAATTAATCTTCGCAACGTCTTATACATTCCTTAATTACCCTAACACGATACTCATTAGGATTCGGTTCTTTTTCTACACGTTCCAAGACTCTCTTAAAGTCCTTTAAATGTGCTTGCCGTTCTTTCTTATCTTCGTACATGAAAATCCTCAATATGACACAAACATCTACAGTGCTTATCGCATTTTGCGTTTACACACGAAGTGCACTTTATCCTAGTATTTGAAAAATGAATCATTGTACATCACTCTGCTTCTTAAATTGGGTCATACTCTCCTTTGCCTTCTCCTTGTTTTCTGCAGTAACTCTCTCCTTGACTTCTGACATATAAGTCCCCTGCACTCGAAATAAACATCTTGCCAGTCCATTCTTAGAATGTTCTCCTAATGTCTCCTGACATGCAATACATATAATCTTATCAATTTGCTTTGCACCTAACATGTTAAATAAAACATATAGTTATATATAAACTTATATAAAGAAAAAAATGGATTACAAGCCTAGTGTATTAACCATGACTCGTAGTTGTTCCATTGCAACTGCATACCAACTATGTGCTAGTTGTTTCCATTCGTCACGCTCTTGTGTGACTTGTACCAAATCATTTTCAATGATTGCCAATTCGGAACGACTTTGTGTCAACTCATTCTCAAGCGAACGCAACTCTGCGTTAGCAGATGTTGAATTTGCAATTAGAACTTGAACTTGTTGTTCCAACTCTAATGTCCTTAAATTGCTCACGCTAGTGTTGTTTAGTTGTAGAGACAAGTTTTGCCCCCTTGTTTCGGCTTCGGCTAGTTTGACATGCAATTCCTCAATTTGGCTCTTTTGCAGTGCTATAGTTTCGAGAGAAGAGTTTAATGAATTTGTTACTTCGACTAGTTGTTGTTGAAACTCACTGTTTGAAATTTCTTCAACAAGTTCTACATTATATATAGGGTCTTGAACAACTTGAACTTGTGCCACAGGCTGTGGTTGTGGTTCTGGTTCAGGAGGAGCAACTATTGTTAAGACAGAGTACTCGTTTGTGTATCGGTCTTGTATATAGTATTCGCCTGCTTCGTAACATGTTGTGCCACAGTTTTGTGTTGGTAGTTGAACCACCAAAACCTCGCCTACGGCTACTACGCCCTCAAACCAACCATGTGCAACAAAACTCATTTGTTTTTCACCGTCTAAGTTTGAGAAAGTAATATGTCCATCTTCCATAACTCTCAAGTTCTCGAATGGAAAGCTTGTTACTTCTACACTACTTGGTTCTGCATAAGCCAGTGGACTTAAGCCGATTAAACCAATTAATGCAAGTATGTATTGAACTCTCATTACTTTATAGATGTATATCTCACATATATATCTTTCTTGAGTTTGGAAATTGGAGTCTTCTTCTTCTTGTTTTGTTTCTTGCTGAGGCAGATGCTCTCATTCTAACTTGACCATTGCAACAAGGACATGTTGGTCTTCCTTCTTTTTTCAAGTATATATCTTTAAGAAAATATACCTTACAATGCCTACAATAAGCATTTTTTTCATAAATATCCATGCCTTGAGAAAATCTTGTATCTCTAAGTAGATTTTCGCATTTACCTATGCAAACAGAGTTTGTTCCCATGATATTACTATACGATTCCGTAATATAAAGCTTTAAATTACGTCAAGTGTGATATATGACATGCACGGTTGTAAAGGCGTTTGTAGTAGGATTGAAACCAAAAGACCATATGGTAATCCATATACAACGCATGTTTTATGTAGAAGATGTAGTGCATGGTTAAAACGAACCGACTTGGTTAATATGAGATGTCCTTGTTGTAAGGGTATTACTAAACAGATGTCAAAAAGAAAGAGATTATCTAAGATTTTCCAGTAACTCTTTATCGTATCTTTTTTGTCTTTTGAATTCTATCAAGTGCCATTTCCAAGCAACTATCATTAACGGTATTCCTATTGGTGAGAATAATAGCGTAAATGTCAAAAATAAGCCTATAAAGAATATTACATATCGTAGCATGTTTGTTTTTACCAATTCGCTAATAAAAAGGTTGTGCGAATCTTAGGAGGTGAACAGTCCTAAGAGGGCTACCTAATAGTGACTAGATTCGCAAGAGTCTAGGTAATCCCTGACGGACTATTTGTCTTTATATACCTTATAATATAAATGTTTCTCAATGTTTATTAATCATCTATGCCTTTTTCTACTCTGGTTTCATTAATTTTGTCTTCTGCTAGAAAAGATAGCTTCCAAAAGGTTCTTCTGTCTCCGTTTGGTAGTTCTGTAGGAGGTAATTTGGCAAAAGCCATTTCAAACCATTTTATGAGATTCTTATAGTCGTCAACCTCTAATTCGACCATGCTATACATTTAAATAGTCGTCTTATAAGGTTTACCTAGCTACTTCGCTACGGTAGTCCTCTCTTACGAGTATGCAATCGCTCACACCACTAGGCAATAATATTTATATGGTTAGGTATTTATTTGTTGTTATGGTTGAAAATGAACCAGAATATGAAATTGCAGAGGAAGTAGCCCCTGTAAAAAAGGAAAATAAGGCAAAAAAGTCATGTTCATGCAGTGAAAACATAGGCAGAGACATATATTGTGGCTCTCATGGCGATCGTGACAAAATCTGACATATTCTGACAACACTCGACAAGTTTATTAGTGAGGGTTAATCACTCTTTATATGGGATTTACAGATACCTTAAAGGGTGTTTTTAGACTTTCTAACAAATCATATACTGAAACTACAACTAGACCTAGTGTAGCACAGCCATATATGAGCACCGATACAGGTGCAAAACTACCAATTTTCCCATTTCCTCTCATTATGATTTATGAGTTAGCAGAGAATATTGATGCACTTAGAATTCCTATTGAGACTATTAACCGTGAAATGTTCAAAAATGGGTTTGAAATAGTTGAAAGATTCAAATACAAATGTAATAATTGTTCAAAAGAGTTCCAATATGCTCCACAAATAGAAGTTGAAGGAGAAAGTAAAGAAGATGCAAAGAAAATACAATGTGATTCATGTCAAAGTTATGATTTGAAAAGACCTATACCAGAACACAGAAAAACACTTGAAGTTTTAATGTCAAAACCAGTAAATGGAAACAATCAAACATTAGAAGATGTTACAAGACAATTAGAACGTGATTTGGAAATTGCTGACAATGCTTACTTACTTTTACTAAAAAATTACTTTATTGATGACCTAACAGGTGAAATAGATGCAGAAAAAACCGAAATTAAAGAATTATTAAGAGTTGACCCTCCACAGGTTGCTATGATAGCAGATAGTGATGGTAGAATAGGTTATGATGATAAAAGACAGAAAATCTTTGTTTGTCCACGATTTGAACATAGAGATAAGAGATTATACACTGAAAGATGTGATAGATGTAACGCAAAGGCAATTAAAGCAATTATTGAAGTAAACTCCGTATATTCAGTAGGTGTACCACACCCAAAACGTGTAATTTATGGTGAAGGTGAGGTTATTTGGAAAGCAGGAAAGTATAGACCTTCATTGATTTATGGTTATTCTCCTATTTACGCTGTATGGTCAAAGGCTATGTCATTGTCTCATATGGATGAATATGTTCGTAAATACTTTGATAAAATGCGACCTCCAAGAGGTTTATTGGTTATTGCATCAAGAAACTATGAAACGTTTAGAAAGTCATGGGATGCTTTAGAACAGAAAGCAATAGAAGACCCATACATGATACATCCACTTATGGTAGAATCCGACAAAGGTGGAAAGAACATGGCAAACTGGATAGACTTTACTGGTTCATTAGAAGAATTACAATTTATTGAAGTAAGAAAAGAATTAAGACAAATTATTGGTGCAGTGTTTGGAGTATTGCCACTTTACTATGGAGAGATGGTAGGTGGATGGTCACAAGAAGGTTTACAAGTTACAATTACAAACAGAGCTGTTAAGTGGGGACAAGATGTTTTATTCAAATCATTCCTCAAAAAATTTGCAGAGATTATGGGAGTTGATGATTGGGATATTAAATTAGTACAAGGAGAAGAGAATGATAAACTAGCAGAATTACAAAGAGATGGTGTGGAAATACAAAATATGGCAATGTTACAACAGATGGGATTTGAAATAGAAAGAACACATACAGGAGACTTTAACGTATCAAAAGAAGCTAACTTAGATATGATGAATGAATCAATGGATAATAGTGGAATTAATGGTAGAGGAAGAAGTACTGCAGCACCAGTTGAAAATAGACAATCATTTTCAGGTATGCCTGCACAATCAAGACCTTCTGATATGGGAGGAATTGCACAGGGTTCACCAAGTACTGGAACAGGTACATCTCTATCACAAAAGAATTACCCAGATGGAATTACACCAAGTAATTTCCAAGTTGTAAAAAACACATTACAAACTGCAGTTGATTATGGTTGGAAGAAAACAAAAACAGTTGATGAGTTACGAAAATCAACAGGTATGACAGTTAGACAAGCAAGAGATGTTGTAAAGGCAGAATTTGAAGGCATGAGACAATGGGAAGAAGAAGAGCCTAAACAAATAAATAAGAGTAAAAAATACGTTAATGAGGAAGAAGAAGATGACGACTAGAAAAAAGAAAAATGATAAAAAAGAACTGAAAAAAGAAATGGATAAGATAGACTTTTCCATACAGAGAATAATTGCAGAAACAGAGACATTTAGAACTGAAGATACATTCATCGCTTTAGAGGAAACAATTATTAAGATAAGAAACCTAAAAAGGGATAATGGCAACTAAGTTAGATGTAAATACAGGTGGAACTGACCTAGGTAAAAAAATATGGGAAGTTCACCAGAAGAATGAAGAGACAAGAGTAAATAATTACAAGGAAGCAGTTTGTTTTGGTTGTTTAAAGAATGATGCTGCAGGAGCAGGAGTTTTTGATATTTGTGGTGACTGTGCAGGAAAGAGAGGTAGAGAACCACTATTAGTTTCAATAAAACCAGTTTATTATGGACTATGTTATTTTTGTGGAAAATACAAGTTTAATATGGAACAGATAAATGCAAGATTATGCAAAAGATGTCATGAAAAAGTTGCAAAGGTTATGAAAAATTATAATAAACAGGGAGGACAGTTTGGTGCTGACCCATTTTGGCAAAAACAAAGGAAAAAACACGGAAAAGATTGGAAAATCATATTTTCACAGGGATTGGGGAACTCTCGTTAGTTTTTAGGATAAGATTAAGTCTATCTAGTTCATAATCGTAATATCTATGGTTATAATCAATAATTTTGTTCTTATTTGGAATATTTGCATCTAAATGCCTGTCAACCTTCCAACTTAGCAAAGGTTTCCGTAAAAATCGTGGAAAAAACTCTAAAACCATTTTTTTCTTGTTAAATTTGATTTTATCGAATAGAATGAGTTTTGTCTTATCTGTTTTGTATTCTTCAACTGTATTATTTCTAAAATGAACTAAAGATTTTTGTAAACGAGGTCTTTCTTTCAAATCGTTTGTATTTGTTACAACCCAGAGTTTTTCATTTTCATGAACGTATAAATCAGTAATATCTATTTTTCTTAGTGGTTCATCTAACCAACCTTTGTAAAAATGTTCAAATTCATCAATACTATCATATATGTATATTGACGATGCCATGTTAGAAGTAGGTAATACTTATTAATAAACCCACTGAAATCTAATCATGTTTAAACTGGGAAAGGGAAAAGCACCAAAAGATGGTAGATGTATGTGTGGTATGAAGGTTTACGAATATGAAAGAGGAGATTTACGAGTTAGTGTTTGTTATAAGTGTGGAAGGTTTAATGTTAATGCACACAGTGATGCTGAAGAACTAATGACAATTCTTGCAGAAGACCCAGAGACTCTATTATATCTCATTGAATCTAGATACCTAGAACCCATCTAATTTAAATAGTTGAATAGTATAAAAACTCTATGCTCGAAATAATAGACGACCTATTTTCAGAAATAGTTATAGGTTTAGTTATGGGAAGTGGTGGTGCATTATTAGCATATTTTAAGAAACTTTCCAATACACAGAAAAACCTATGTTCGGAGATACAACAACTCCGAAAAGCCCTCATTATTTTAGCAACGGCATTAGATAGACAATCTAATAGGCTTCATGAAGAGGCAGATTCAGATTTAGAAGACTTGGTAAGCAAGGTTTTAGATAAACCTTCCGAATAAATCCTTCACAAAAGTTATATAGTTCCTAAAAGTTGATGGTTCATGGTAGATCCACTATTAGTAACTGTAGGTGCTGCTGTAATCGGTGCAGGATTGAATACCCTAAGAGGATATTTACACTCTGAAGAGCCATACTCAGCAAGAAAGCTAGCAGGAGGACTGATTGTTTCTACATTTGCAGCAATCGCAATCGCTCAAACGGTTGTAACTGAAGGTGTAGGTTTAGTCGGTCTAGGTTTAATCGGTTTAACCACTGGTTTTGCTGCTGACTTTGCAGTTTCAAAAGCAAAGAAAGAGTAAATGGCTATGTTTTGGGCGAATAACCCAACCATCTTACCTTTTTTATCATAATATTTATATGTTATTTCACTGGATTTTCTATATGTCAGATAAGGTTTATTTTAACTCTTTCGAGACAACCCTGAAGGCTATGTCACCAGTTAAATCTGATGAACGTTATTTTGAAGGTCTTTTAACAGTACAAATGAAAGATAAACAAGGAGAAATCACAATAGTTGACGAATTATACAAAGTTTTACCTGTATGGATGGATAGAGGAGCACCAATTTCAGATACTCATTCTAACCGTATCATAGGAAAAGGAATTAATTTTGCAATGACAACAGCAGTAAACAAAGAAGGCGAATCACTTCCTGCAATTAAGATTACTGGTAAAATATTCAAAAATTATGAACTAGATAATGTTATTTGGAATAAAATTAAAAATAAAGAGTATAAAGGACTATCATTTGGTGGTGCAACCAGAACAAATAGAGTTCCAACCGTAATGAAAGACGGTTCAATAGCATATGCTCTTAAAGACTTGGAACATTATGAGGTAGCAGTTTGTAAAGATCCTGCAGTACCTATGGCATTAATCACTGATTTTAATCCTATTGCAAAAGCAGAACATAACGCAACTGACCGTGGAGACGGAAAAATGGTAATTCAATGTACCAAAATGGGATGTTTTGTTACAAAAGAATTAGAACCAACTAAAGACTTTGAAAGAACTTCAAGAACACTTCACAATGTTGCAACTGATAATGCAAACACAGTAAGAAGAGCAGGAAATAGACCAGTAAAAGAACAGAAAGTTTCACAAGACGGAGATACTACTGTAGTTCATAAACCTACAAGCAGAAAATTTAAACCTAATCGTTCATTTAAAGATGATCAAGAGGAATTTCAAAACTATTATGATACTCAAAACGAAATATTACGAGCATTTTTTGAAGATGTTGAAAAAGCAGATTTAGGAAAATATGATACTTTCCAAGGTAAAGTTAATGCCTTAGTAAAAGAAGGTTATCCTGAAGAAAATGCAAAGAAAATTGTAGGTGCTTTCGTAAAAGGAGAAAAGAAGGCTTCTGAAGGTGGAAGTGTAGGAGATGGAACTCTAAGCACTGAAACTGATGGTGTAAGTAATGCAGTTCATAATAACAAGAAAATTATAAAAGGAAAATTTTGTCCTCATTGTGGAGAAATACCAGATAGTGGTGCAAAGATTTATCAACCAAATTCAGCAGCATCAGGAAAACATTGTGTAAGTTGTGGACAACACACACCTCCACATAAACAAGCAGAACAAAAAATTAGAAATGCAAAATTAACAAAACATCATTCAGAAGAGGAAGACGAAGAAGCAAGAGATCATTCTAACTCTGATGGAGATTCACATTCAATGTATAATCAAGATGTAGGTAAAAGTGAGTTACCTTCAGGTGGTGGTTATTTTGGTGGTATAAGAGAGAATATTGAAGGAACAATTAAACAAGGTGGGTTAAGAGAAGAGGAAACTAATGAAATAAGAAGAGATGCAGAAGATGAAAAAGAGAAAGAGAAAGAGGAAAAATCCTTAGAAAGAGCAGAAAAAGGAAGACATGGTGCAGATTTTTATCTCCCTAAAAGAGGAAATAAAGTAGAAGAAGACCCTGATAAAGTAGAAAAAGAATCATCTGTTCAAGATGGAAGACCTGATGTAAAGCCTATGAAACAGATAAAACAATCATTAACAGAAGCAATAAAAAGACAAGGTATGATTTTAGAAATAAATAAATTAAATTCTATTTTAAATAAATTCACAGTTACCGAGGTTGGAGAAACTCAAGGTGATGGAAAATGTGTAAACTGTGGTAGAGATCATAAAGCAGCAAACCAAAAATTAGAAGATGATTATAAAAAACGAACAGGTAATTCAAGTATGACACGAGCTCCTGCAGGAGGATGTCCAACTTGTGGAAGACATGTTGGTTATACTGCTAGAAGATATGGTGGTGGTGATAAACAAGGTCACAGATTTCATGGAATGACTGGTAAAAGAATAAGAGATCCTTCTGCAGCAGATTATGATCCTAATGTTCACGCTAGTAGTAAAGCCTAAAACTATATAAATCTGGCATAATCTTTATATATGCACATATTTAAATATTTATAATAACATGACTCTAGAAGAACTCAAGAAGGAAGAGCACGAAGAACGTGAAGCAACCGAAGAGAAGAAAGAGGAAGAAAAAGAATCTAAAGAAGAATCTAGTTCAGAAGAAACCAATAAATCTTTTGATCAAGCAATCTTGGAAACTTTAACAACTCTTACAGATCATGTAAAAGCACTTTCTGAATCTCAAGCAGATCTCGAAGAAAGAGTACACAAAGCTCTAGAAGAGAAACCTGAGACACAGTTAGAACTTCAACCAGCTACTTCTGACTCAGAAGATATTGGTGCTGAAGTAACTGTACCAGATACTATGCAATCTAATTCTATTCAAGCAGGATTAGATGACGATAAATCTGGTGAAGAAAAACCAGAATCAGATGATAAAGGTCTTTCAATGCAGGAAAAAGCAGAGAAAGTTAATTTTGACTTTACCACTGAAACACCAAGACCAAGTGCAGCAATCGAGAACGTAAACAAATCAGATTCAACATCTGAATTGAATATGATCTTGAAAGATGCCAGAGAAGGTGGATATGATGGTTTATCTAACGTCGCAAAAAAGATCATGAAAGGTGACTATTACACTCCTTCAGAAGAGGAGAGGTGGTTCTAAAATGGTACAAATCAAAACTATTGACGAACTAGAAGCACTCTACTACGGCTACAACCGTAACCTCATCAGAAAAGCTGATGCACCAGTTGTAACATCAACCACAGGCGTTTTCAACGCAGTGTTTGGGGCTTACGCATGGGCTCAACTTAACTTAGAAGCCAACGCCTTTGGTATTTTACCAAAAGTACCTTGGGATAAATCTGGTTGGAGGGCTATAACTGCAAAGCCAAGCTTAGCAGCAGGCTCAGGAAACCACGATACTCTAGGTGGTACTGTTGAGGGAGGAAACATTGCTGATACCGTAAAGCCAACTTTACAAGAGATTGAGATCAAACCAAAAACAGCTCAGTTGCCATTCAGTGCATCTGAAGTTATGGAATGGTTAGCAACTCACAGTAAAGATGACATTTGGGGAGGACTTGGTTCACTCCGTTTGTACATGGCTGTACAGCACAAAGAATTCCTAAACAGGATGCTTTTAGCAGATGTTGAAAGTGAAGCAGCAGGAGCAAGTGGTGATCACTCAGGTCATTACAGCTTTGAAACTCTAGACAGAATCATCAGCAGTGATGCTGAAGAAGATGCCCTAGGAGGTTCACACAACGGTTATTATGACTGTTGGGCAGGCAGTGCAGCAATCGATAGAGATAGCTCCACTACATTTGACTCTACTGTTGAATCAGCTTCAGGTACTATCGGTACTAACGGTGTCCTAACTGACGATACTCTAAGAACTTTCTTACGAAAGATTAGAATCGCAGCAGGAAAAGATCCAAACGTTTTCCTAGGATCTCACGAGGTTTACTCAGAGATTCAAGGCTTATACATGCCAAGTGTCCGTATTCCAAATCCATACGGAGAGCAACTCGTACAAGTTGACGTTAACGGAATCCAAACATTCAAAGGTACTGGTGTCGGAATTCACGTAGATTCAATTTACGGAATACCATTCATTCCATCAAAAGATGCTCCAAGCAACTCTAGCGACTCATCAGAGATCGGTAGATTATTTGCACTGGACACCTCAGATGCAGAAGGATATGGTTATCCAAGAATCGGAATTCAAATCGCTATTCCTACAGAATACTATGAAGCAACACGCAGAACTCCTGCATATCCGTTCGTTAACAACGCTTTCGTTGAGAAAGGTGTTTACAGAACTATGGGAGAGACTGTATGTCGTCACTTCAAATCACAAGGAAAGATTAGAGATATTAAACTTTAGTCAAATCCAATCCCTTTTTCTTTTTTTTGATACCTTTATATTACCGAAAGGTATAGAGTAATCGTGGGAACAAAAGCATGCCAAGATAGATGTAAGTACTTTAAAGTAAAAATCCATCCAAAATTGGCTTATAAAAACAATAAATACTGTAAAATGTGTGGTGTTTTCATTCCTAATGAAAATATTGTTAGAATTAGTGGTCAAAGATGTCCATGTTGTAACAATAAATTAAGAATGGAACGTGCAAAGAGAAGCAGAAGAGTAGGCGTAAAACGCATCAGTGCTTAACATTAACGTTAATCATTGAGTTTTATTTATATACTCTTCGTGCCTGTTAAAAATTTATATTCTCAAAAATCCATATATATTTATGGCACAAATACCAGCTCTACTACCAAAAGAAGTAGAGATTCAAAGATTGAAGAAAATCTGGTTAGTAGTCATTGCTATGGGTTCTGTTGCAGCATCCGTAGAAGTTGACAACTTTGTAGATGGTTCTCTTCATCAAACATCCATAAGAGATAGTGCTTTCACTCCTGCTCACTGGTGGCTATATTCTCATTTTGTAGCTTTGCCTTTGGGATGGGGATTTGTTGCAATCTATGATAGGAAAGTTCCTATACTTAGAGGAAGAAACAACTCTATGAACACTGGTCTTAAGATGACAATACTAGGATATTTGGCTACAATGTTTACCATAGGAGTCAATGAAATGTGGCACTTTTGGTTTGTAGAAGAAATATTCGCAGTACCTAATCACTGGATGTTCAACATGGGCGTTGTAGTAGCTTTCATGGGAGCATTAGCATATGTCGTAAGAGTATATGCTAGATTGGTTGAACTTGGTGCAGAATCACCATCTGATAACCCATATGTTGCAGAAATGTATAAACAGGCTTTAGAAGGCAAACTCTACAGTAGATCCATACCTTAATTAAGTTAGCTTAGCTAAGTTAGCTAAGTTTTCTTTTTTTTATCATTATTTAACTCTTAATTAAGCCCCTATCTTTATATATAACCTTTAATCTTTTATATTATTGGCAATCACAATCGCACAGAACTCAGATCATAAGAATCTGACAGGAAAAACACTTGCTGTTCAAGCAGAGTTGACATCAAAAATTAAGACTGCTATAGTAGATATTACTTATGGTGGCTCTGACAACTATGCAACAAACGGTAATACAGTTGACCTATCTTTGGGTGGTAGAATTGATAATGTTATAGCATGTGAAATCTTGCATAGCAATAAAGGACTACTTTTGCAATATGCCCCTTCTGCTAACGGTGTAGCTAGCACAGGAAAATTAAAAGCCTATGGACAAAAACCAACAGATACCACAGGTACAGTTATTGCACTCGAAGAACTAGACAATTCAGATACAGCAGTTAACAGCATGACTGTTAGATGTAAAGTAATCGGATTCTAGTAAGGTTAATTACCCTTTCTTTTTTTATTAAAGTTTATATATGACTTGATATAACTTTAAGCATGGTAGAATATAACCACAATGTAGTATCTTTTAATTCAGATACCACAATAAAAGGCGACCACGGAGTTATTGTAAACGTATATGTTTCTAAAACAGGCTCAAGTGGATCAAAATGTGTGTTTAAGAATGGAACTACTTCATCAGGTGCAACAGAATTCACTATTTTTGCAGAATCACAAGGTACTTATGTTGGCATAAACAGAAGATTTGAAGAAGGTATATTCGCAGATATTACTGGTGATGCTGAATATACAGTGGTTTTTAAGTAGCAAATTTAAATAGGAAGAATATCTTATAAAACACATGGGAACATATTGTACAGTAGCAGATGTATCAGATTTTTTACGTGTACCTATAACTGCAACGACCACTCCTAACAAGGCACAGGTCGAGAAGATAATTACACGGAAGGAAGATGAATTAGACCGAAGAATAGGTCATACTTTTGGCAGAAATAAAACATCAGAAGAAATTCATGATTTACCATTATTATATACTTATGGATGGGGTACTCCACTATATTTGAAACACAGAAATTGTAGAGATTTAGATTATGATTCAGGAGATAGATTATCAGTTTGGTCAGGTGCAGGAGGACAATATGATGACATTCTGCAAGACTCTACAGATCAATGGTATGAGTTTGAACCTTTGTATGGAAGAATCTTCATGCGTGGTTATATCTTTACAATACTTAGAAAAAATAGAATTAAAATTAAATACAGATACGGTGATGCAGATGTACCATCGGATGTTTCTGATGCTTGCATAAAATTAGTTGCAATAGATTTACTAAACTCTAGTTTTAGAATGGATATTTTACCAGTAGGTTCAAACGGTGCTGATCTCCAAATGTCAAAATCTGATTGGAGAGCAGATATTGAGAACTGTATTGAGAATCGTCAAGAATTCTTCTTTATACCATAATGGCAAATGGTGATTTTATTGACACAGGTGGTGTCAGTGGAAAAGCATATTCAAGAAGACCATACAAATCAGTTATACCTAAAGATGATATAGTGGTAGAAAAATTAAAGCAGAGAGATATACCAAAAAAACAAAAAGCATTATACACAAAATATGTACAAATCATGGTTAAAAAAATAAACAGGGAGATTTATGATAGATTTAAAAACACAGCAGGGATTGATTTTATTCCAATTTATTGTTATTATGATGCTAGAACAAAAACAATAAGGTGTAAGGTAAGAGATGATTTTATAAATTCATTTTTTAAAGTGGAGATTAGTTTTGCAGAATGGTTATCAAAGAAAAGAAGATTCAAAAAAAGAAGAAAATTAGAGGCTTATCTAAATCCAAACACAGAAGGTAAACAAGGAAAAGATTTTTTTAGAAAATCACCACACCTTAAAGAAGACAAAAAAGAATATATTAAAGAAATGGAAGAACAAGGAAAGTTTCACGAATTTTCTAATCTTCCAAGAAAAGCTATTAATCGTCAAGGACAGTTCATAATGAAAGGTGTATCTCAATTTGAAACGAAAGGCAAAATAATGAAAACCAAAAAAGGTGATGTCTTTGAAGTATTTCAGGCTTTCAACAAACCAATAGACTCTAAAGCATTAAAGGAGTTATTTAATCCTGACAACGAAGATGTTTTGTGGGGAGGAGACTCTTTTGTTAGGTATGTTAAAACAAGAGGAGTATCTCCTAAAATATATAATAAAGTAATGAAAAAAGTTATGGAAAAAATGTGGGATGATTTCAGTCAAATAGACACAAGAGAATTAACAGAGTCAGGATTACAACAATATTCAAGTGATGCAAGAAGTGAACAACCTATAAAATTTCCAAATATAGAGAGAATAAAAGACTGGTTTTTGAAAGAAGGAATATATAATGTTGACAGAAGGGGAGATGTTGCAAACCATTATTACACGATAGAAAGATTTAGAAATTTAAAATCAAACACTCAAAGAATGAACTTCATAGATAGAGCTGTATTTTTAATAGCAAACTCAATTTATATGAAAAACAGTGGAATTGAGCCATATACTAAGAAAGGAACTAAGAGAAAGTTTGCAGGAAAGAAAGCAGGAATAAAGACGGCACGGAGATACAGAAAATTCTCAAAACAAAGAAAGAAATATTCAACTGAGAGAACTAAAAAGTATGACGAATGGAGACAGGATAATAGAAGAGATGCAGCAAATTTCAAGCGTTCAGATACGAGAAGGAGAAGACAATCTTAATAAAAGAGTATTTATATAAAATATCATGGCATCTACAATGTACACCACAGCAGAAGACCTAAAGACTCTCTTAGAGGATAATTGGAGTCTTGGAACTACTCCTATAATAACATATGTTTGGGAAGAGAAGGCAACTGGATTTATGGATGACAGGCGTGACTTTATTCTCATTAATCCTACTAATGAAAACCCACAATATTTCAGTTTGTACGGTCAAGACTTCTTTCATGAGATTTATTGTACTATGGATATACACACATATCAGAATATAGAGCATAATCAAAACATAGTGAATGAGGTATTCAGGATAATAAAAGAGAATATTAGAGGCACAAATTACGTTGATTTGATGTTAATGAACTCAAATCACGATAATGACCTATATAGGAATATTTATAGACACTCAATCACATGTAGATTTAGGAAACTTAATCCATAATATTTATAAGCAAAAACACTAAGTCTTTATATGGTACGCACAGGTGCACATGGCTATCTAAAGTATGACTTTGAAACAGGTTATGCCTCAGGAGGCACAGCAAACAAGAAATTTGGTCTTCAGGATAGACTATCAAGCTTTACTACAACCAATAATAGAATAAATTTACCAGAACTTAATAGTAATCTTTTATCTGATTTTGCATATGGACAGCAAAATATATCAGCATCAGTATCATTCGTTTTATCAAATCCTTGGATTTTTGGATCAGTTTTGGGAGCACCAACATCATCAACAGAATCAGGTTCATTGAAAAAACACCAATACCCTGCAACATCAGGATTACCAAAAACATCAAGAACTTTATTGATGGAGGTAGGATTTGATGGAGCATCTGCTGACTTGGTAAGAACAATAAAAGGTGGTTTAGTTAACTCACTTTCATTTAGTGCATCAGTAGGTGGACTTGTGGAAGGTACAGCAGATATGGCTTTTGGAGAAGAGACAGCACCAAGCACATCATTAGGAAGTGCACCAACAAAACCAACTCAAGAATTTCCTTATACTTTTGCACACGCAGAATTAAGATTCGGTGGAAACTTAGTTGCACAATGTCAAGAAGCAAGCATTTCATTAGCACAGAACAGTGAATTACTTTATGGATTAAATTCTCATCATGCAGTTGATTCATACAAAAGAGTATTAGATATAACAGGTTCATTCAGAGCATCATTCGTAGATAAAACATTGTTAGAAAAAGTATTAGAACAAATTAAAGCAGGAACAAGTTCAGGTACATACAGTGAAACCGTAGGTGGTTCACCAGAATTTAGACTCATATTCAATAAAACCAACAGTATTGCAAGCAATGGTACTTTCACTCCAAGTGATGAATCAATAGAAATAACATTGACAGGTCTTTCTATCACTGATTTAGGTATATCAGGATTTGAACCAGTAGAACCAATTTTTGAAGAAATTAACTGGCAAGCCAAAACAATTACAGTTAAAGCCTACAACACACAAGCAGCAGAAGAGTAAGATTTTTATATAATCTTCGGCTAGTATTCTTGTGGCAATCAAAACCTTTGAAATTGAATGGGAAGGAGCTACTCAAACTGTAGAGTTTGAAGATGATATAACTTTCGGAGAGTTAGAAAACATTCTGAATAAATGTTTGGACTTGACAGAAGTAAACAAGCCTAAAGTAAACATACCACTCTATAGGCAACTCATTTCAAGCACAGTTATTGTGAAAGCACCATTTCCTGTAAAGGATGTGACGGCAATTAGAAATCTTAAAGCCAGTGTAGCCAAAAAAGTCATGCAGGAGGTCATGAAGTCCTACCCTTTAATGAAATATATGGAAGAGTGGGTGGAGACGTTCGTTGGAGAGATAGACGAAATAGAAAACAATCTTCAATCTACTACTTCTTCGCAAGGGAATTCGGTTGGACAAAAGACCAAGTAGATTCACAGCCTTGTAGTTATTTAGATGACTTGATTTACGAGTATCGTGAAGAAGCCAGAAAGGAAAGAGCAAATTTAAATAGATTGAAGAAATAGTGATATATATGGCTGACGAAGATGATATGGGTACACATGAGTGGATAACTGTAGGAATGGATAAATTTTTCAAACATAAAGAGAAATTAGAGAATGAACATCATAATAAAATGATGCAAAGGTTACACGAACAAGATAAGTTAGTTCGTCAAAGAAGGCAAATGGAAGTATTGACTAGAGTACCACAGATGGGTGGTGGTCTAGGATTGGGAATGGGTTTCTTACAAAACATTGTAAGTTCAAAAATGATGGGTTTTGAGAGACTTAAAGAATTACAAAGTAAAGAAAAAACTGATATATTAACAAAAGAAGAAGCAGGAGAAAGAGATATGCTAGCAGGCAATAAAAGATCAAATTCATTATTTCAAAAATTAGATAGAACTTTCGAGAAACATTTTGGAGGAAATTCTAAATGGAATAAATTCTTTGGTGGACAAGGAAAGGCTGCAGCATTAGGTATGGGTGCAGGAGTAGCAGCAGGAGGTATGATGCTAGGAAAGGCAATCATTGATTCATCTCCTATGTTCCAACAAATGTTGAAATTACTTAACTTTGGTATTATGATGATATTAAGACCAATAGGTGACTTCTTTGGTTTCTTGTTAAGACCAATTATGATTATGTTACTTAGAAAGTTCATCATACCGTTCTATCAACAGTATCTACCTATCATGCAAGAAATGGGTGATTACATAGGAAATATTATTGCACCTGTGTTGGAAAAGATTTTGCTTGGTGTTGGAGGTATATTGAAGATAATATATGGGTTATCTCCTCTCGCTTTAATAGCTGGTCATACACAAGAATATGTTCAAGGTGGACTTGCTGACCTTAAAGAAGCATTAGGTGGAACATTAGATGCTAATGTAACAACACCAGAGATAAGAGATATAGGAACTAAGGTATCTGATAAATTAGATTCAGTTGGACAAGCTATAGAGACAGGAAAATATTCTGCAACTGGAGCAGCATTAAACAGATTGGAAAACGCACCAGAGACTAGAGCATCTAACGTTGCAATGGATGCTTTAGCAACTAAAATAAGTGATTGGACAGTATTCATGTCTAAACATTTAACAAAAGATGGATTAATGAAAGTGGGAAGATATACCACAGAAGCACATGCAGGATTGAAAGAAGGAAAGTTTTCATCTGTTGATGAAGCTATGGGATTCTTTGCACAATCAATGTTTAAAGGTGGAATTAATGCTTATGCAAAAGGTGGTATTATTAGTGAACCTGTGGTAGGAATTGGAAAGTCAGGACAAGGTTACTTATTAGGAGAAGCAGGAGCAGAGAGAGTAAGTCCTATTGGTGACACAGCAAACAATGTAACAATTAATATTTACGGTGGTGTAGATGAAGGAACTATTGGTGAATTTGAAAGAAAAGTTTTAGATGTACTTAATCGTTCTAACTCAAGGAGAGGAAACTAATGGGAACAATTTACTTAAGAAGATATGATAGAAGTGGGTCAAACAACTACATTTCATATTGGTATAAGATACCTATCTTTGATGATTTTAATATAGATTTTAATTCTCCTGTATCTCCTATGCCTTTACCAGAAGAGGATGATGAAGAACAAATACTTGTGAAAGTAGAAGGTAACTCTGCTACTGTTACAGTTAGTTGGTTAATTAAAGAAGAATCATCTAACATGGGTGCAGCAAACACTCCAACTTTTTCATGGGGAACAAACATTAGAACTACATGGGAACAGGTGGCTTTCCTACAATCAAAGTTTGTACCAAAATCAGTTGATGATAATTTTGATATTTGTGTTGATGCAGATGATTCTGAAACAGGAATATTCACGGCTAACGCAGATTTTGACTTTAAGAAAGCAGGAACAATATCTAAGGTAAATTTCAGAATACCAAGTAATGAGCCTGCAACTGTTAGAGCATCACTAACATTTACTGTAGGAAATGTAGTTACTGCATACGCATTAGATGTAGCCTCTCCTCCTAAAGACTTTGCCGTGACATCAACAACATCAGGAAGAATGGATGCAAGTTGGTCAGCACCAAGAACAACAAATGGAAGTATTAAATATAATTTATATTATACAAAGCGTGGAACTACAGTTAAATTTGATGAGCCTCTGATAAATGCAACATCTATTCAAATAACTGGTTTCACAACAGGAGATATTTGGGATGTATATGTGAGAGCAATTAATACTACAGATAATAGTTTAGGAGAAAAATCACCTACGTTAGAGGTGACAATCGCTTGACCAAAAAGACTGCAAAACTTATAATCCAAAAATCAAGCACAACTCATGAGGTAAAAATACTCAAGGCAGTTGTCAGAAAAGAAGGAAAAAGAACTGTAGATACAGCAGAATTCAAATTATCTTCTTCGGTAGATGTCAATGAGAATGACCGAGTAAAATATATTCAAGATATAAATGACGTTACAAACTTAACTGCAGTATATAATTTTCAAGGAAATACAAAAGATGAAGGTGGCTATGACTTAGACGGAGATGACAGTCATGATGGAGTAGTAAATCCTTCAAGTGATATAACAGTCAGTTCAAAAGATTTTGAAAACATATCATCAGTTTCTCCAAGATACTATATGAATTATGGGATAGTATATACTGGAACTAAAACAACCATATCAAATAATTCAAAATTTGATTTTTCAAAACAATTTGATATTATCTGTAGTGGTTCAAGTAGAGTAGTTTCAGGAGGAAGCAGTGGTTCTGTAGGAGACAAAAAGATATTCTTTAGTAAGATGGATTCTTCAGGAAATGGTATAGAAGTAGGAATAATAAAAAATTCAGTGGGATTTGATGATTTTTGGACAGGTTATGCAAGGGTCAGATTCAATTCAACGGAAAGAGAATACAAACAATCATGGTCATATAATTCATCAAACTCTGCAGTAGAAGGAAAACTAAAACAAGCTCATGTTCCTTTCACATTAAGGCTTTGGAGAGCAGAAGATAATCTTTTAAGATTTTCTTTTAATAGTTATGAAGACGGTTCTTGGTATAATGGTTCTACATCACTAAACAGTAAGACTTTAGATACTACAAATTCATCTTCATCTGACACTCCTACACCTCCACATACTCTTGCAAATACTCAGGCTATATGGATAGGTGCAGGAAGAGATGGTTCAAATAATGCTACAAATACATGGGATGGTATAGCATTTCAGTTAAAAATATACACAGGAGGTTACTTAGATTATAATGACTCTGAATTATTACAAATGAGTGCATCAACTCCCACAACCATGAAGTTTAACGGTAAAGTATTTTCAATAAAAGACAACACTAAGAATAAAATTGTGAACTGTAAAGGAGACGGTGAAGTTATTTTGAATTATTCTTTCAATTCATCACAATTTGATAACTCCACTCCTAACGATTCATCTTATGTGACAAGAGTTTCAGTAGATGGTACAAAGAAAAACATATACGCAGCAGGCTCTACAACAGATGATATTATGAAATCTTTAATAGCATTAGCAGATTCATCATTTTCTTTTGTTGTAGGAACAGGTGCAGGCACTCATACAATGGTGGGAAATTTAGTTGCAGAAGGCTCATTCTTAGCAAATGTGAAGACAATTTTGAACGGAATGTCAGATTCTTCTTTTTGGTCTAATGGTAGGAAGACATTCTTTTTAGAGAAATCTGCAGGAATAGCAACTGGAATAAAATATACAAGTAATCAAGGAGATGAGAGTAGAAGTGTTAGGATATTAGAAATGGGAAAATCTAATAACTATCTTGTTAACTCAGTGGAATTGATTGGGAGACAGTCAACAAAACATAGGTTTGAAAACGCAGGAACAGTATCAAACGGTACAGTTAAAACATTAAACTTTCATCCTGTAAATATGAGAATAACAGATGGTTCAGGAAATATTCTTATACAGGATTCAGATTACACTGTTAACTATGATGAGAGAAAAATAACATTCTCAGGCAGTAAATCAGGTGTTGTTGTTGAATATGATTATGAAGACGTATCTTCTTCTTCAGATGTATATTATTTGGGTAACAATACATCATCAATTAATACATACGGTGAACATTATAAGAGATTCTTTGTACCACAACTTACTCATAGAACAGATTTTCAAAGATTAGCGAATAAATTAGTATCATCTACAGAGGGTGACGGTGTAACTTCTGAGAGATACCAGATAGAATTACCATATCTAGCAAATAATATAAGAGAAAACCATAAGGTAAAAGTTATTAATAAGAAAACTGGTAGTTCAGGCACAGATTTGGTAATAAAGCAGATAGAATGGCATTATCCTTCATCTAAAACCATCATTCAGGTAGGAGAAAACTTAATAGATGGCTTCGATTTAGAGCAGTCAGATTCGTTAACTTTATCTAGTAGCATATCTTCCATTCAGAAGACCAAGACTTAATAATAATATTTAAATACTACAACTAGATAAAAATAGCATGATTACACTAGTAGAAGGCAATGGAAATACAGTCCCAGAAACCATTGATCCACAAAACAACATATGTGTAGTTTTAACAAAAACTGACGGTACTAAACACTGGTTCTATGGTAAAAACATCGTTACAAATGACGGTGATATTTACTATGCAAAAAGAGCTTGTGGCGAAACCCCTGCATCAAACGAAAACTTTGGAGCAGTAAGTGGTGGAGCAGGAGCAACTTGTATTCTACAAAACCCATCAAGTGCTGACACTGTAGCAAAAACTGATGCTTACGGTCAAGTTTCAAACCCAATCGTTACATCAGGTGCACAGAAAGATTGTACTTCTGGCTATCCAAAAACAAACGACTCTGAAACAGATAACACTGGAAGAGGAACTGACGTAGTAACATACAAGTTTTCATGGACAACATCTCAAATTGACACCTCATCAGGAAATGCAATTACTGGTGGTTGTATTGTTGATAAAGCAGCAACATTAGGTGGCAGTGTTAAGATTTTAACACACTGGAATTTCTCAAGTCCATCAAGTTTCCATAAAACAAGTACTGATACTTTGACACTTTACGTTAATCACACAATGAATGGAGTCTAACCATGACTAAAAGGATTACAATGGGAGGGGTATTCAACCTATTGGAAAAGTTGAATATGAAATTCCCAAATGGCAGAAGTGGACTGGATGACAAAATTCAATTTAACGAGAAAGTAAGTTTCAAACTCTCAAGTTCGGATGGTAGTGTTCTCCGAGGTAAGTGAGTTAGATGGCACGTAAAGCTATCTATAAGCACGCAACTCAGGTAGATACATCTTCCTACCCAGATGATGGGTCAAGCCCTGTTGGTTCAAATGAATGGAACGAAGCTCCTGATGCACAAGGCATGTTGGGATTTTCTCCACAAACTTCCACAGTTACTATATCTAGTGGTACTTTAACAGTAACAGATTCAGTTACAGTTGCAGATGCAGAAGGTTCAGGAACATCAGATACAATAGATACAATAGCAATTACAAACACAAATGAATATGATTTATTATACTTATTCTGTAAAACAGGAGAGACAATAACATTAACACATACTGGAAGTCCTTCTTCAAATGGACAGATAGTTACAGTTAGTGGTGCTAATGAAACTCTTTCAGCAACAAAACCTTCAATACTTATCAGAAAAGGAAATTATTGGTATGGTTATGGGGGAGGTACAGTAAGCGATGGTTCTATCACAACAGCAAAATTAGCTGATGATGCAGTAACCTCAGCAAAGATAGGTGACAATGCAGTAAATGGTACACATATAGCCATGACTTCTGATGCAACTGGAGATATCCTATATTATAACGGTACTAATTATGTAAGACTGGCAAAGGGAAATGCCAACGAAGTCCTTCAAATGGGTGGAAGTAACATACCAGAATGGGGAACTGTTCAAGCAACAGAAATTGCAGCAGGAGCAGTAGGCACATCAGAATTAGCAGCAGATGCAGTTGACGGTACAAAGATAGCTGATGATGCAATTAACAGTGAACATTATACCGATGGAAGTATTGATACGGCACATATAGCTGATGATCAAGTTACACAAGCAAAGATAGCTGCAGGAGCAGTTGGTTCAACTGAATTAGCAGATGATGGTGTAACTTTGGCAAAAATGGCAGGATTGGCAAGAGGTAAGATTATTTATGGTGATTCAAGTGGAAACCCTGCAGCATTAACAATAGGTACTAACGGTCAAGCATTAAAATCTGATGGAACTGATCTAGTATGGGGATCAGCAGGAGGAGGAGCAACAGCTACACACGCATATACCAATCAATCAAGCACAACTTATGCTGGTACAGGTTCCAGTGGAACAGGTATAGATGTTGACACAACAGTTTCCACAGAAGCTAGTGGAGCTGGTGAGAGAGAAATTTTCATTAAAAAAATAGATACTAATAACGAAGGTGTCTTTGCTATAATACACAAGAACGGAAAAGCTGTAGAAGTGCAGATTGCGTAGGGGATATTCATGGTAGAATATCTTGACGGTGGCAGAATCCAAGGAAGTTCTACATTAGTATCAAGTCCTCCAGCTACATCATGGAAAGAGTTGGGAAGAACTACATTAAGTTCAACATCAGATTCAATAACTGTTTCTAGTTTAGCAGATAAAGATAATATAATGATATTAACAAACTCATTTGCTAGTGGTAATATAACAGGAACTCTTAGATTAAACACAGACACAGGAAATAATTATGCTAGTAGATGGAGTGAAAATGGTGCTTCAGATGGATCACAAAACACAAATCCAAAGATGGTGTATGAAGTTTCAACCAATCGCACATCAGATAGATTTGGATATTCATTAATTAATAATTTATCATCACAAGAAAAATTATGTTTATCACACACAATGACAAATGGGTCAGGTACAGGAGCAGGAAACGCACCAGATAGGAGAGATGTTGTTAGTAAATGGGCTAATACATCAAACGCTATTAGTTCAGTAACATTATATAATACGGAATCAGGAGACTTTGCTTCAGGTTCAGAATTAGTCGTACTAGGTTGTGATAATGATGAAGCTGATTCAGGTACAAACTTTTGGCAAGAGTTAGCTAGTGTAGAATTATCATCTGATACAGATACATTCGATACAGGTACATTTACTGCTAAGAAATATCTGAAATATGAGATTTATACTACTTGTGCTTCAGGTGGTGGTGCAACACCAAACCTTAGATTTAATTCAGATACAGGTTCAAATTACTCATTTAGACATAATTCTAATTATGGTTCTGATGGTACATCAACAAACAAAAGTAGAATAATTGTTGGATATGGCGATACAGATGAAAGGTCATATATATCAGGATATATAATTAATAAATCAGATAAAGAAAAATTAGTTATTAATCATGCTAGCACCGATAGTGGTCATACAGGAGCTGGTAATGTACTTATAAGCAAAGAATCGGTAGGCAAATGGACTAATACAAGTTCACAGATTACATCACTTCAAATTTATAATTCTGATTCTTCTATTGGAGACTTTTCCACAGGTTCTTACATAAAGGTGTACGGAGCAGATTAAAATGGTAGGTACTTGGCAAAGATTAGCACATGTAGAATTAAGTAGTGCTGGAACTACATTAGATAGTGGAACTTTTACAGCAAAGAAAAACTTGAAAGTTATAATATATGATAGTAATTCAGGAGCATATAGAAATAAAATAAACTTTAATTCAGATTCAGGTTCTAATTATTCGATGAGGTATTCTCGTAGTGGTGCTACAGGTGCAACAGAAACCTCACAATCTAAATTAAAAATGGGAGATTGGTCTTGGAATGGTGCTTCATATCATGTTTTAAATATTACAAATATTTCAGATGAAGAAAAATTAGTTATATCAGAAACAACAAAAGGTCAATCAGGTGCAAGTAATGCACCTAATAGAACAGAACTTGTAGGCAAGTGGGTAAACACCTCTGCACAAATTACATCAATACAAATAACTTCTGAAAATTCAGGTGGAGCTCAAAATATTGGTGCAGGTTCATATATAACCGTATTTGGTGCAAGTGGTGATGTAGTAACAGATGAAAAACAAACACTGGCAGAGGGAACAAGAACAGAAAATGCAACAGTAACATATTCAAATGATTTCAGTTCAGATAACATGGCAGATCAAGATTCATCTAAGATTGGTATTAGTAGTAATGTGTTAAATTACACTATTGGTCTTGATAATTCAAATGATGCTAGTTCATGGGATTTAGGTGCAACATTAAGTGATACTGCATGGGTGTGTAGATTTAAAATGACTGTTTCATCATTAACTCAAAGTGATGGCACTTTTGTTCGAGGTGCTTTCGGTTTATCAAGTTTACCGTCAAGTTCTAACAGTCAACAAAGTCATGATTTTATTGGTTTACAAACACGTGTTTCCAACGTTTATGAAGAAAGACGATATTTAGATGCTGATGGTGGTGCAATAGATGGAGATGGTGATGGAACAATCGCTTATGGATTAGCAGCAAATCAAACAACATATGTGGAAATTATACGAACAGGTTCAACATCATACACTATTCAATTATTTTCAGATAGTGATTATAGTACATCATTGGCAAATAAAGTCACAGGCACTTGTGGTTCACTTACAGGATTAAGATATTTCGGAGTTTGGAATGATTCAAGTGGAACATCATCAAATCAAATATCTGGAACAATAGATGATGTGAAAATTTACAATGGTGTAACATCCTTTGTTACAACAGTATCAACAGCACCAAATGCAGGTACACGTTATGAAGAAACAGATACAAGAAAAATTTACCGTAAAGTGACACCTACACAGGCTAGT